TCACTCATGATATTCAAACTCCTGGCGGTTCCCGGTAGCATCAAATATAATTTCGAATTTATTGCCTTCAGCATCCTCACGGACGCGTTTGTTGTTCTTTATATAATAAATAGAGGCACCTGATTCTTTAGCTTGTTTCCGCGCATGTTGATTGGCTTTTTTTAAGATTTCTTGGAGCTGTTCTCGAGTTTCAAACATCTTGAATCCCCCAATCTAAATTTATGCTTATTATATCATAAACAGAAAAACCACCAACCAGAACGCTGGTTGATGGTTTTTGACTTGACTCTAATGGAGGCGAGGGGCATCGACCCCCACTTGGTACTTAATATCCCGCACTTCTTTCAGATGGAAAATAAATGATATAATAAGGTCGATTAAATCGAATCCATTCATAATGAAGGGGTGTACATATGTCTGAAAAATATATTGCTTATGCCAGGGTAGCGACTGTTGAACAAACAGTAGAATCACAAAAAAACGCGATTGTGGACTTTGCTAAGAACGAAGGATTAAGCGTAGATAAATTTTACGAGGTTCATGGATCAAATGAACATAGCAAGGCAACATTGGCAGATGCCCTCGGATACATGGTACATAGCGGGATTAACAAACTGGTTGCCCTAGATCCTTCCCGCATTTCACGAAATGTGGATCAACTAATTAATATTGAGAAGGAATTCATTGATCAAGGTAAAGAAATTGTATATGTACGACAAAAAGACCGGGTTTAGTTACCCGGTCTCTTCCTATTTATATGCCCGATTTTATAATCTCTTCGATTTGAATCCAACTATAATCCTCTTCGCCGCGCACAAGCTTGACTCTCCTGTTTTGCCTGTCGATCGATGCCACGACACCCCTTATCTCTTCATCGTCAAAAGGATTGAATACCGTAAGCGTAACGGAATGGCGTTCCTGGTATGATTCAAATATAGCTTCTTCAATGAGCTGCATTTCCTGTTCATCCAAGACCGGTTTCCCTCTTCTTTCTTGCACACTCATCGCCTGAAGATACGCATCTCGATGCTCGGGAAGTATTATGCGTGATCCCTCGAAAACTCCGTTCCCTGTCAATTTGCTTGCCACAGTTCATTCCCCCTCAATATTGTGTCCAGTAGTCCGTATTAGCTGGCTTAATCGTCTGTGGTGAGGCAGGAAGCTGTGGCTTCTCAGATTCCCGCTCCCAACCTTCCAGAATCACGATGTTGGCCGTATCAGACTTGTCATCCCATTGTATGTAATTTGAAGACACGAGAAAGTCCAAAGCAGCCATGACATCGGCTTTATATTTACCCGTCTTGACTGTCAGCTCATGCACAGTGGGAAAACGGCGGCGGCCGCTCTTAAAGTTATACAAAATCCGAAGCACTTTGCGCTGGTAATCAGTCAATATGATTATGCCCCTTCCCCTGTTTTAATGGGTTGCCATGCCAGTAAACCCGATTCCTTAAATGTTCGTGGCTGACCAGACAACAAATCATCAGCTTTGATCATTCCGGACCGAATACTTTTAATCTGGATGCGGCGCTTCGTGATCTTCCCGCTTTGATCCTCATATATGATCTCTACTAACCAACCCAAGTATTTCACTGGCATGTTCATCCCTCCAACAAGAACGTTTGTTTGCTTTTTGTTATTATATGCGAATGTGTGTTCGTTATTCAATGGAAATAAAAACATAAAAAAGCGTAAGGAGACTTTTCCTCCTTACGCTAGTCATATTGAGACTTATTGCGTCTGTTATTTCCAATCTCTTGTTTTAACATAAGCTGCATCATAAGCGACTATTGCAGTAGTTTCACTGGTAACTTTTAATTCATTATCCACCACATTTTCGTCTGGATAACTAATTTCTGTTGGATCTACCTTCACAAAGACCCCGTAATCTTTAACATAAATCTCATCAGGATGCCCAGCTCTCAATGAAGCAGGCAATTCTTCTTCAGTAACCTGAGCTTGATTAGTGTCCAATTGTGATTCAGATGATGCATTAATTAAATCAGGTGTGAATCCCACTATTGCCACTGTTCCAAGGACCGTTGCTGCTACCATTAGTCCCAATTTTTTTTTTGTTTTCATAGAAACATCCCTTCTTTGAATGATTTTAACTTGTAGTGCCATTGCCTCTGATTGAATCTTTACCTGGAGAGACTTTTTTTATAAGTAAGTACACTGGTTTTTTTGATGTTCCTGCAGGAACATCAGAAAAATTAATTGTAGTGTTTGTATCAGTAATATTTCCGACTACGCGAATGACTGATGATTTTTTTGTTCCATCTTTCGTTGCAAACTGGTATTCAACTCCGGCTAGTTGATCAGAGTTTCCAGAGGTTTGAACTAAAGTTATGCTAATCGCACCTGATCGATGAATAGGTAAGTTACTATCAGTCCAAACATAATTAGTAAGTCCTGAGAATGAATAATACAATCTCTCTCCATCAGTTGACATCGGGGAAATTACATAATTATCACCGCCTCTATGAATTACCTCTTTTGAGGATTGGGAAGCGAAGAATGCATCATTTGCATTTTGACCCAAATTAGTAATTTGAACTTCTGATTGACTGCTTGTAACTGGCTGAACAATACTTTCTGCTGAAGCGAAAGAAGCGCTTGGAATTACTAGTGCAGCTGTGAGTGTGAATGCTACTAAAGCTTTTTTCATTTTAGATAAACCTCCGTATGATATGTATTATTTGTATAGGATTAAACAATTCTAATAAATCCCATTACATACAAATATGATATCACACAAAAAAATCCAATATCTAACATTCGACATTTTTTTACACAAATTTGATCATTAATACCTACCTCGTAGTTCCAAATGAATAAAAGGAACAGCCCATAATACTTAAGCTGTTCCTTTTTTGTATTCAATCAATTGCGATATCTCTGAAAGTTCCAATGCTATCATGATTTTATTCAAGTTTTCAGGCGACCAGGCCTTCGATTTATTCTCAGCCATATCAGATACAGTATTCCATCTGATTCCTGTCATGTTGCTTATCTGGCGAGGGTTAAGCCCTCGTTCATCCATAAGTTCATTCAACTTCAATCTAATCATCTTTATCACCTCAATTACATCATACACATTTATAGAAGATAATTCAACGATTATCGTTGACATTCAACGAATTTCGTTGTATTATATATATAAGGAGGTGAACAACAGCAATGAAAACATTGGATTGGGTCTTGCTCCTAACAGCTATCGCAAACATGACGACTGCCATCGTCAATATGCTAAGTACCACTGCTAAGAGCAAGAAAAAGAAAAAAGGAACCAAACGACGCGCACCACGCAAACGTTAAAAGTTCCCGAGTAGGCGGCTAACACAGCGCCTGCTCACCCCAATCTTATCATAAACGGCAATTAAATTTCCACTAGGAGGGCTTAGGATGGACATCGCTATATGGAGCATTGCTTTAGGTGGGCTAGTCATCTCAGTCATCGCTTTAACACTGTCGATTAAAAATTTCAAGAAGTAATAGGAGGGTTGGATTGGGGAATGCAATTACCATGGAGATACAATGCTTCAGAAGACATCACATACATTTATGTGAGTGGGGTAGATAAGTATTATCAGGCGGTCCGGATCGTTAAACGTCTACTGGGGCGCAAAGCCGTAGCTGAGCTGCGGACAAACAAAAGCCAAACGCGATGCGTGATCAAACTATATATGTAAACAAAAAACACTGCCAGCGTTATGCCAGCAGTGTTTTTTTACCGATGCTTTCGGATTTGAATAACTTTTACCACAATTATCCTTCCGCTTCAATCTTCTTCAATCGTTCATCCAGGTCGGCTACATCACCGTTAATTCCGGCAAGCAGCTTCAGGAGATTTTTCCTGAGTCGGTTCATCACTGCTGCAGATTCTTCACGGGTAATCAACGCACCAGGACGTGTACCATCATAGTAACCATTGGCTGTAACTTCTTCCCACGTAGATGCGGCCCATGGGCTGACAATGTTGATGTCGCGTTGTTGTGTCACTGGCTTCTCCTCCTTCACAGGTTCATTTTTCTTAGCATACTTGGCTTTCAAGTCGGCAACCGTACCATCGAACTCGTTCAGATCCACCGCGCCGCTGATTCCGTCAACCTTACGGTTGCCCCGTGGAAGATATCCACCTGCAGCACCGTCAGAGTATTGCCAGAAGTCCCAACGAGTCCAGCCAGACGCATCAGCAGGCGTTTGCGTGCTATAACGTGCAATCCAAAGCGGATAAGAGGACAACCCTGTAAAATTGCTGATAAACGCCGGATATGTATACACCAGCGGTTTAACTCCGGTCAGGTTGTGAATCGTTTCAAGGAAAGTCTTAGCAACGGCTGTAATCGTTGCTTTGCTGTACCCGTTTTTATTAGACTCATAATCCATCACTGGGGGCAAGTCAAATACGCCGATCCCGCCAGCATCTTGGATGGCTTTATAGAAGTTGGCTGCCTCAGCTTTGACCGCTTCCACACTCCCCGCCGAATCATCCACGTAATGGTAAGCGCCGATCAGCAAGCCTGCTGCTTTGGCATCCCGGACAAACTGGAGAAACTTATTGGATCGGAAGGACTTCCCCTGTGTGGCCTTGATAAATACGAAGGAGATCCCGTCCGCTGCCACCCTTTTAAAGTCAATAGATCCATTGTGATGTGATACGTCAATCCCTTGTGCGTTCCCTTGTTTACGCGCTTGCATCTGTACCAGCTCCTTTGTCGTTATCATTACCACCCTTGCCCTTCAACACTTCAATAGCCTGCTTGATCACGGCCGGGATAGGCGCTCCCATCTTCCCACCATTTTCAGTAATAGACAGCAGCTCATTCGCGATATAAAAAAAAGCGACAGTATCCCTGAACAAATGGCCATCACCCAGAATGCCATCCACTAAGTGGCCAACCGCTACCATGGCAAAAATAAAGACCTTACGGGCGATCCCGATAAGGCCGATTTTGCTTTTCAATCCCCCAACTGAACCGGCTGCTACCACACCAGTCAGATAATCCAGCATCACAAATACAAGCAATACACCTAACACTCCAGACCAACCTCCAAAAAAATAAGACAGCATCCAGCTGCCAACGGCTAAAGCCCATTTCCCCACGTTTTCCACTTCATATCCCCGATCTATTTAATATATTGACTTTGTCTTTCTGAAACATAAAAAAAACACGATCCCGTTGTGGTCGTGTTAATCAAAAACTATTCCACGATTCTTATCACCCCTTTCAATGCCAGCATGACGAATATGAGTATGCGGTAAAAGCTTTCACGGCTCACAACGCCACGCCCCTTTATTTTGAATATTACATCGAATTTATACGATGCCTGAATTGACAGTTGTTGGACGCTGATGTAGGCGAGGAAAGGAATGAGTCTGCCGCCAAAACGAGAGACAGCGGCCCGCCGCTGTTGAAACCAGGTGGTGCACTTCTCCTCGCATAACCCCACTCACGAGCAGATGTAGGATACTGTAAATATGAGTTTGCGTATTGGCATGTTTGCATACCGTTAACAAGATCGATAGTGCTATAGAGTAAAGTGGTACGTATATCTGACGATCCATTCGCGGATAATCCTATATCCCAAAGGTTGCCGCCTGAATCCCTTAAAGCAAACCTCACATTTGACGAGCTTGATGTACTGAGCAAACTTATATAGGATAACGTATTTTCTACCGTCTGTGGTATGAGGGATATTAATCTTGTACCAGCACTAAAGGTTGCAAATGTAGAAATGATAACAAGTCCCTGCGAGTAACTTGGTACAGCGAACGATATGTTACTGACGGGATCGATCATTTGGTACTGGCCTTGCTGAATAGACTGTATTTTTGCCGCCAGTTGCGCCCATGTATCGGACATCGAAGCACTGCCACCCTTGGCGTTGATGGCGTTAACCACGCCCTGCTTCGCGTCAACGCCAGATGTCTTTACCGCTTGCAACTCACCAGCGATATAGTTCATGTCGCCCGTGAAGTCATACGGAACATCTTTGTTTGGCAAATTACGGAGGTTAAATCTAATCCGTGCAAACCCTTTTGTTTGACCACTTGGAGCGTTGCTAACTACGAGCCTTATCCTGACCTGGCTGACTAAAGGAGGCATCGTGAAATTCGTCTTTTTACGGTGCCACCATTTTTGCGGGTCTGCCGCTAAATTGAATAAAGTCGCGCCAGTAGACTCGTTTTTAACTTCTATTTGGATAACGGTGCCAGAAGGTGACCCCACACTAAAAAACATGGCTTGCAAGTCGTATTGACTGCCGGGATATACGTTTATCACAGCACTATCCAGCACGGCATATTGGCCCGATGGTACAGCATCATTAATATAGAAAAATCCAGTCACATCCGGGCTAGATGATGCCAATATTGGGTATCCACCAACATTAGTCCAACCGTTTAAGCCGAATATTCCCGATGAATTGGAAAGAAAATTACTTGTCGGGTTGTCATTAGGCAAAATTAAATCATCCGCATTGATAATACGCTTAAGCGATGGTGTAAAAGCCGCTCCAGCAGTTGACGCTACTGCCCCGGTGTCAAACTCATATATTTCTATCACCCCAGTAGAAGAACTGGGGTACACCATGAATATACCTCTTGCGCCTAAATTGACATGAGTGTTGGTATATCTAAAAGTTCGGGGCGATCCGCTCGGGTCTAAGTAACAGTTACTACCATAAAGCACGCCTCCCCCGGCATCAGCGGAGAAAGAACCCCATGTTTGAAAATCAACTCTTCCCGTCAATGTTCCGCCAGTACGTGGTAAACTTGCGTTTTTGGCGTTTGTCTCTGCTTGGGATACTTCCGCATTTGTCGGCACTTTCTTCCACGGGCCCCATCCAAAATAATAGTTTCTTTGGAAAACTTCCAAGTCTCCAGGCTGAAAGGTGGTCAGGGTTTGCGATACACCCGCATGCGGCTCGACTGTTAAGTGAAATGCTTCTGCTGTGGGAACATTTAATAACGTGTCCACTATTGCATTAGCTGGACAATAATAGCTCCCCTCTGTCATGTAAGTATTAAGATCTGCTCCTGCAGGGATAGCAATCGACTTCTTGATGAACTCATCTTTCATCGTATTAATTTCTGCACCGATCTCGTTCAAATCAGGTGCTTTAACAAAGTCTTCCATAGTCCAATCAGTTTTAGCCATTAATCCGTCACCTCTATTATTTCAAAAGTTTCAAGCATAAGATTGTCCGACGTGATCGGCACGTTGACTGGCTTGGAACTTATTCGAATATTGTCTCCTTTGACTTCGATCAGCGTTACCAGAGACACGTCAGCTGCCGGGATCAAAAAGTTAAGGGCCACCGTTGATGCAGTAACTTCTTTTACAATGAAATTGGTAATCTCATAAACCCCATTCAGTACAACTTTTGTTATGCGAGAGTTTAAATGTATCGCCAAATCGTTCAAAATTTCCTGATCCATTACAGTGTCACCTCCGGCCCTAAATCCGCGAATGGCTTTTCGCCAAGCTTCCAGCTTCCGTCTAGCTTATAATTCCAGGACACATCCCTTTTGACAGTCGTATGCTTAATGCCAATCCCATGCCGCAGAGATGTATTTTGCTGGTACGCCATATTGGCTGGCTTGACCGTTTGGATGGTGTGCTGCACCTCTTTAAAGAGGTTGGCGTTCTCTATGTTTGTCGTGACCATCAACAAAAACTCTGCCGGGTTAACCGACACAACGGCCATCCCGGGGCCGATAAGTCGATCAAGCTGAACCTGTAGCCAACGTTGTGTAAAAGGTGGCTTAGTAGACTGCCTGTTAATAATTCGTTTACGCCGAAAGTCCAGGGATTCTTTCGCAGGATCAGCCTGAATACGGAGCATTTTTTCCCTGCGTCTGATTGCTTGTGCGCTGGCCGTCATAATGAACATGTCATCACGTTGGCGCAAGATTCCTGCAGCAATGTTGTCCAGCTCCATTTCCTGCGCCATCAGCAAGGATGTCATTTGCTTACTGTCCACATAGTAATCAGGTAGGTACTCTAAAAGCCTACTCATTAAGTGTCACCGTCCCTTTTTGCGGTACTTGATCGACTGTCAGAGTGATGTTTGTTGCAGATCCGTTGAGTTGCGTACTATTAACATCGACAACACCGGAAACGGTCAGTATGCGTGATTCGAGTGGAGCAACCCGTATAACCAACGGTGCATCAACTTCCCACGATTGACGCAAGGCAAGAAGGTAAGCATTGATTACTTCTTCAACGTCCTGCTGCACTTGTCCGATTGTCGTATCGTCATCTAGTGCCAATGTGGTAGTAATGTTAATTGTGATCCAGTCAACTCCAGTCAATGTAACGGTGTGTCCGATCGGAGCAAGTCCAAGTCCTTGCCCTGCAAAGAGTACAGGGTCAACTTGCTCCTGTAACTGCTCGATCAGCGCAGCTGAAGGCGGTACATGCCCCGTTGCCATAATTGTAGCTTTAACTGAGCCACCACCCTGCCAAACAGGAGTGATCCGCACCGCTCCAACTCCATCCAATGCTCTAATCATCTGGCGATAATCAGCTACATTTCCTCCAAATGGTTTTTCGTTGATTTCAACGAAAAATCGTTCACGCAGCTGGTCGTCCGTTTCTTCGTCTTCCCCAGGAATCAGGATGTCGCTTAACATTGCTGTTGCCAAATCGTTGATGTATTCCATAGGAAGCAGTGCACCAAACGGCTTATTCCCCATTACACCTGATGTTTCAGATGTGAGTTTAAATACGCCCTGAGAGATCCTTTCTGTGACAGTGTAGTTGATATCCTCAATAAAAAAACGGCTTCCGATAGCCACATCGATTCCTGCTCCGGTTGAATCAAAGAACGTGCCTTTTCGAACTGAAAACGTTGCTTGCTTTCGATTTACACCCCATTGAGCTGTGCCTCGGGTAAGGTATTCATCTGTGGCTGTATCGACATTGTATAAGTCATCACCTGCAGATAAATCTATATAAGCTTGAGTTAATTCGGCAGCTGCAGGCGCTAAAGCATCATAAATAATACTGCCTGGTCGTTTATCAATGTCATCCGGCACCCGATCCAGCATCCGCTGTAGGATGGCTTCGTACTCGTATTCCTCTGTGTTATACATTTCCGACTACCTCCGTCAGTCGCAGATCTCCTTCAATCGTTACAACAGTGAATGAAACCGTCGCACTGTCACCCTGTTGCTCAATGTCAAAGTCACGCACCTCGCTGATCCGCTCGTCATAGATCAACGCCTCAGTGATAACCCGTGGTAGTTCAGATGCAACAAAGGCTGTGCTCGATCCCAATCCAACCACCGTATCCGACTCCGCCCCATAACTATCCGGATAAATGACGTGTTCGAAGCGTATCGTCCGGATTGCCTTAATTACAAATTGCTTCATGGCAGCCAAGCCATCTATAGGCCGCCCAATCTCTCCCGTTGCGGGGTCGAATGAATATGTCCTAGTCGGCTGGATCTCAGACGTAAACAGGTCAGGTACTTGGATATTTAAATCAGGAGTCAGCGCCATAAATTACAGCCCTCCCCGCGATGTAAAAAGACTGGCCGCCTTGTACACTCATGACCACTACTCGTTCGCCTGGTTGCAATTCATCCGTAAAGATCATAGCCCCTTTGAACGTACCTTCCTGCACAACACCACCAAACTCAAAATCACCTTCGAGTTCCACTTTTCTCGTATGATTGGTTAAGTGTTCAGCAACCTGTAGCAGTTCCGCTGGTATGGGATTCTTGGTGTCCAATCCAATTTGGATGCTTAATGCAGGTGGCGGTGTCAACACGGTAGCTTCAAGCAGTTGCACAGGACTGCCAGCTTGGACGGCGGCAACGGCAGCCTGTTTGATAATGTCCAACATCGTATATCACCCCAATATTTCTTTGCGGAGTTGTTCCGCAAACTCCTTGTCCTCGTCCTTTTTGGACTTTTTCTTGCCATCTTTCTTTTTCGACTTATCCTTTTCGGCATCGCTTTCTTCCGGTTCAACCGTTACGTCAATATCCGGTAGATCGTCAGTCTTGGTCAGTGTTAATGACATCGTGTGTTCATTACCGTGGAATGAATGACTATCCTCATCCACGTAAAAAGCCCGGCTTACGCCGAGCTCCTTGGATATAACGTATACTGCTGATCCCGCAAATACCGATGCAATCCCAAGCGCATCAATGGTAAAGGATTCACCCACCTTGCCTTTCTCCATCATGATCGATGTTGCACGTTGCATCAGCTGCGCTTTGTTCAAGTTGTCCGACACTTCTTCGTAATATTGAATAGTGCCGTATCGCTTTTTGGTTGTTGGGCTATCTACCTTAACATTGTGTGTTGTACTAACCTTTTTCTTGGCCGTAACTTCCTTCTTGCCCTTTTTAACCTTCGTGGTGATCTCTGTCGTGGACGTTCCAGTTAATTTGACCTGGGTATACATATCTTCGATAGATTGGGAAAATGAATAGTCAATCAAATTCGCCCCGTCTTCGATCACCCATTTACGTGCGAGATCCACGCGTTTGGTCAGGTGGAGTTTCCCCTTGTCAGAATACAGATAGTATTTGACGCGAGTGTGCTTGTACGTGAGTGAGATGGCCGTCAGGATCATATCAAACAATGTGCCTTCCAAGATGCGGGTAAGCTTATGTGGAGTTTCAGCAAGTTTGCCGATCGGAATACCAAAGTCAGTACAAATACGCCGGACGATCTCGCCCAGCGTTTTCCCTATGAAAACATATTTGTCTTCGGACTTAGTAAGATACACCAAGTCGTCGTATGCCGTAAGGGACAGGCTCCCGTTTTTGGCGCGTTCTTTTGTAAAAACGGTGCCTCGAAACAATTCCTCCCCCTTCCATTTGAATAACAGCTGATCCCCCACATCCACTGGCTGCTTACGGTGCATCCCTCTGGTAGTTGATAATACAGTAGCAACAAGAGTCCGGGGAGCTCTGAGTTTTTGACCAGACCCTTGCACATCTTGCACCGGTAGTTCATACGTCCCATCGCTTCGAACTACATACAGTTCCATCATTTCAGCTTGATCACCTGCCCTGGCTTAATAGAGTACGGCGCTTTGATTTTATTCAACTCGGCAAGCTTCTGCCAGGTTGTTCCGTTTGCTTGCGCGATCTTCCATAAGCTATCCCCGGTTTTAACCTTATAATTGGCTGGAGTCGTCTTCGTGCTGGGACGAGCAGCTGTGCTACTGGTCGTAACCTTCTTACTGCCGTTGGCGGCCGTCTTAATCGTGTCCAACTTGCGGATCGTGACAAACTTGTATTCGCGGAGCGACAAGTCATAATAAAATGTTTCAACGTCGCCGCCCTCTTCCCGGTATACAAAGTCCTCAACCGTTGCAGCGAAATTCCAAGGGGTTCCGCTCACGAGAAAGCGGATTGGTTTGTCTGATGCCTTCCACTTTTCAAGCATCGATACCGCCTGTTTAGGATTTGGAATATCATCATAATCGCAATATGGCCCCCAAGTAGCCGGGAAAAAACTGCTGAACTCAAACGTCTTGAGAACCGGATCATTAATTATTGCCACCTCACCGATCCCGGACACATCCACTGTCGTTGTCTGACTGCCATTACCGATGGTGATATCTGGAGGGTTGACCGGGAGGCGCAAACGCTCAGCGTTGTTATTCCAAGATAACCAGATTTCACGACTCAAACGAATTGCACCCCCTGTGCTCCAAGATTAAGTTCCTCCTGTAAGGCCTTTTTGATGACACGTACAACTTTTTTGGCATCCATGTCATTGGAATAGTGGTTGTCACCTGTGACATTAATATTGATTGGAGCTGATGCAGGAGCTGCCGTTGCTGATCCTCCGGATGCCGCCATTCCTCGGATCAGTTCCGCTTCTTCACGTGGCAAGACGGTTTCACCTTTGTGGAGTGTAGCTTTGTAATTGTCATAAGGAATGTTTGAAATTCCTTTGGCGTGCTTGTTCTTCTCATATGCGGCCGTGAGATCTGGAAAGGTGGTACTCTGTAGCACTGTAGCTGCTTTTTTGTTGTTATCACGCATTTCTCGGGTTTCGACAAGTCCTATTTCTTTAATATTGAATCCGTAATCTCCACCTTCCAATACGCCTGGAATATCAGGGATAGGTATACTCAATTTATTGAGCTGTCTAATCATCCAATTCACGCTTTTTAATATTGCGTTAACTCCATTTGCAACAATATCTTTTGCTCCTTCCCAGACATCAACAAGTACTTTTTTAATTATGTCCCAGTTCTTCCATGCCTCCCATAACACAGTCAACGCTGTAACTACCCATCCAATCACAGGTAAAAACCGAACAAACACACCGATTACTCGACCAATCCAAGGTATAAACGGTTTTGCCCATTTGAGAATCTTGATGAATCCCTTACCAAGAAAGAGCAGCGCACTGCCTACCCACTTCAAGGCGCTCCATAAAACTTTGAGGACTTTCCAAAATCCTTTGAAAAATGGTATGGCCGCTTGGATAACTTTGAATCCTTTAGCTGCACCATAGACAGCTAAAAACGCTATGCCCACCCCTTTTAAGATGGGTAACAAGGTATCCCAGTTTTCAATCACCCATTGGATGCCCTTAGATAATCCATTAGCGAGTTCGCCCGACAACTCGGATACACTCTTGGTAAAACTGGCAATGGATTTCTGGCCTTCCGGTGAGGATGCCCATTTGTTGAGCTCAATGAAAGCTGGAGTAACTGCGGTAATCACTGCCTGCCCTATGGTCTTGAGCGTCTTGCCCAAGGTGCGACTTGCATTATTGATCGGTGTCATAGGGTTGTTTTCCCGCATTGCGGTAAATTGCTTCTCCAGCTCCTTGCTGGCTTCAATTGGCTCATTGATAGCACGAGCTGCGGCCAATACTGGTTCCTTGATGTCTTCATACTTTGTACCAAGCAACTCAGTTGCGTAAAGGGCACGTTGAGCCTCGCTCGGGATCTTGGACAAGGCTGTGGCAAACTCAAACATTACTTTTTCGCCGGACAACGTGCCGGCATCCATAGATTTGTAAAGTTCCTTGGTACGAGATTTACCTAGCACCTTAGCCATGGCCGTAATCTGGTTGTCTGTCAGTTCGTTACGCCTGATATTAAATTCCCGGAACATATCAGCTGGCTCGTCAAAGTTCCGACCGCCTGCCTGGACAGCGGCAACAAATGCAGATCCCACTTGTCCCATATTGAGTTTCAAGTCCTTGAAAGTTGAACTGTACTCATTAATCGTATCCAGGTAGTCATCGTACTGATCGCCAGCATTTTTGATGACAAAGGCAGACACATCCCCAATCTCGCTCATACTGCCAAGTTGGTTTTTATAGGCTGATGCAAACGCCCGGTCCACCTCAGGTATGTCCTTACCATACAACTGTGCGAACATGGCTGATGTACGGGCAGCCTCCTGGAGCGCCTTACCCTGCAAGCTTGTTTGCTGTGCAAAATCAACAAGAGATTGAGCAACACCAGATCGTTCAGTACCGATATTTTCACCGTAATAAATCTGATCGGTCATGCTTGTAACTTGCGGTTGGCTAATACCGCTGATAGCCGATGCTCTAGCATCCGTTTCGAACGCCGATGCACCTTGTGCAAGTACCGCCGTACCCCCGACTGCAGCACCCAAACTTAACATTCGGTTTTGGATACCACCCGCGGCACTCTCGATCCGTGCAATGGCACGAGAAGCCAAATCCTTAACCTTGACCACAATAGTTGCAGTTATCGCCCCTACACGTAAAGCTAAAGCACGTAGCTTTGTAAGTCCACGCAGAGCCAAATCCCGGACTCGCGTTTGCATTGTAATCCTCATGCTATTGAGTCTTATGCCAAGTGCTCGCAAACGGGTAAGACCGCGTGTTGCAGCATCACGTAAACGAGTGCGAAGGGTTGCTGTATATGATCCGAGTGCTGTTGCAAGAGAACGGATACGAGTTAACCCGCGTGTCGCCAAGTCACGCAATTTGGTACGTACTATTATTGCACTAGATTTAATAGCATCACCCAGTCGTTTGATACGCACTAAACCACGAGTCGTCATATCCCGCAAGTGCGTCCTTACAACAGCAATCCGACCACGGAGATAGGCCATATTCGCTCTGATTCTTACCAAACTCGCAGTTGCACCATCACGCAACTTTGTCCGCACAACTGCAACCAAGTGGCCGATCTTTGGTACTAGCGCTGACAATCGGCTCAAACCTCGTGTAGCCATATCTTTAAGCTTCGTTCGCACGGTGGCCGTTTTACCTTGGAGATAGGCCAATGTTGCCCTGATTCGTACAAGACTTGCGGTCGCGCTGTCCCTGAGTCGGGTTCGAATTACAGCAACCACGCCGCTTATTCGTGGGATTTTAGCCGCCAGTCTTTGGAGCCCCCGAGTAGCCATGTCTCGAATACGGGTTGTAACAATCACCGCATTAGATCGTATGTCTCGACCCAATTGCCTTAGTCGCAATAAACCTCGACTGGCCCTATCCCTGATGGCGGTACGAATTACCGTGGCTCTCCTATTGAGATATTCCCTCAAATCTCTGATCCTTTGTAAGCCGCGACTAGCCATATCACGAAGCCTAGTCTGAATAAGGACTCGTGCCCGAGATAGCCTTGCAACTCGTTGCCGAACCTGGTCCACCGTATTGCGGAGCCGATCAAAACTAACCCGCATCTGTCTGACACGGCTAGTCATACGATCTCGGATGTCAAACAGTGCAGATAACGTTGCCATGCATTTAATTCCTCCTTTCTACGCAAAAAAAGAGCCTTGCGGCTCTCACTTATTACGTTTATTGGCTTTTTCCTGATCAGTAAGATACTGATCAATCGAACCGTAAATAAAAGCCCGGTGGTACGGGTCCATGGCCCATAAGTCATGCGGAAAAATGTGTAACTTATGCAGAGCATAGTGAGCATATACGGCATCCCGATCACCGGACTTGATTAGTTTTTTACGTCTTCAATCAGGTCTTCTTCGGATTCATCGAATCCATTGATGCGGTTAGCTGCCTGCATCCATTCGGCATATTCGCCGCCCACGGACAAGATTGTTCGTGCCAGATCCACCGGATCAGTCAGACCATAGGACTTAAGCAATTCGGCATCTCTAAAGTCAGGATACACCGTAGATTCAATGGCGATTCGCAAGGAAAAGCGTTTACTGTCAAGCTTTTCACCCACCTTTTTTCCTTTTTTGAACTCTGGCTTGGTGCATTCTGCCTCCAAATCATCAATGCGTTTGGTGGACAAAGGTTTCATTACGAAAGGAATCGGTTCTCCCTTTTCATCCTTATATCGCCGAGTGATAATTACCTCTTCTTCTTTTACTTCCGCCGCCTTGCCCTTCATAAAAAACGACATATTTTTAGTCATTGTTCATCGCTCCATTTCAATTTATGTTTTTGATTATCCCAATGTCGGGGTACTGAATGTATTAGGCATATCCACATCGTCAAACGTGAAGCTGACCTCTTCATCCAACGCATCAGCTTCAGTATCCAACTTAGCAATAACAACGCTGTCCAGGTTAACTCCTTTGAGCACGACTGTTTGCTCACCGATGCTGGAAGTTGGATCTTCGTTGGTAATTTGGATATCAAAATAAGCGTCCTTACCATTTTTCATGTAATCCATCATCAACTCGCGGTAACGGGATGTAGTGTAATAAATCGTCATTGAACCCGATCCGGACCAGCCTGTCGCCTTGTGTTGTACACCACGACGACCAAGGGTCTTAATCTCGGCTTTTTGTTTCTCAACAGTGGCTTCAAGAGTCTTAACGTAAAACATTTCTTCTGCAACGCCATTGATCGTGGCAAATGCTCGTCCTTCTTGCCCCGAGATGGCGTCCTGCGCTTTCAAAAATGCCATCTTAAATCACCTTCACTCTCATGTAAATTTTCTCAATGGAGTCCACAGGCTGAATACTCATCTCCACGAATATGGAATCCCTAGCTTCACCGGCTACGACAGACACATCAGTCTGGCTGTTAAAGTTTTGGATTGCCCCGAAACCTTGATAGTTGTTTGCGATATTCGTCAATGCTGAGCGGAACAAGTTGCGACCATCAGCGGAATTATCCGTTTTGCCAATATGATACTGTTCAAAAGTATCCTTACAGTCATTCGCCAAACCATCCAGTACCCGGATAACCCGATTCTTAGAACGTTCCTTTCCTTTGGTCAGGGTGTACGTTCGGAACGTGTTAATATCCTGTTCCACAATCACACGACCTTTGCTTGCAGTAAACAAAAACTCTCCAGCCAGCAAAGCTGCTTCAATCTGTGAATTGGTGTATTTCACATCAACGTCAACCGCATCATCATAAGCGGCATAGGTTAGGGATTGACTTACAGCAGCTCCAGCCGTTGCGCCGGCAACCCACGCGACCGCCTTGACCCGATCAACAACAGTTTGATCCGACAGCACCACGCCATTCTTGACGCTGATCACACCTTCATAATCGGCACCCGGATAATTCGGCATGACCGCTTGTATTTTCTTGCCCTCATCTTCACGCTGTCGTTTGATAAACGCGGTGTACAATGCTTTGAGGGTTGTGTCATCAGACATCAGACCAACCGTGTTGAATTCCGTGACCTCCAGCAACTCCAGATACGCAGTATGGTCAGCATTGGTAACAGTACCATCGGTACCGCCTGTGAGTGGTACACCTGCAGAAGCGGCAAGGGTCTTATCCGTGCCAGTAGCACCGAAGACAACCCAATCATTATTAGCAAGCGTATCGATGTTAGCGACCGTTTGTTTGTCCTGCTCAGCTCCTGCAACCAATGTGTGTACGTCAAATTTGGTTACGTCGTCGATATTGGTTGTAATGACAATAGTGATGTCATTCCCCCTCACACCTCCATGCTTGGCCGTAATAATCAGATTGCCGCTTGTTGCCGTTGCTTTAACACCTGTATTCAAACGATACAGCAACAACTTCTGCGCACGTTTCAGCGCTTCTCGCACGGGTAACATCTCGTCTGCCGTGATATCGTAACCTAGCACATCAAACGGATCAGCCCCGGCTTCCACTGTAACCAGTTGCTTCGTAGGACCCCAACTGAGCGGAACGGCCATGGTAACTATGCCCCGCTCGCCAAGAGTAGTTGCTGCTGTGCCCTGGGATTCAAAATTCATATATACGCCTGGGCGCACCTTGTTTTGTCTTGTCCAAATACCTCCGGCCATTTATCTGACCTCCCTTGATTTAAATGCATTCATTTCTTGTTGTACTTCACCGTGCGTGTACGTCTGGCCATCCTGTAGCACTGCGACAAGCACATCCTTTTCCGCATTTGTGAAACGAGCGGACTGCAGGAACTGCTCTTTGCTAAAGCGAGGTTCTGCAGGTGCAGCCTTGGCCGCCTTCGTAGTACGTTCTTCTTTCACATCACTCATGATTTCACCGCCTGATTCCTTGATTTAAATAAAAAGAGCCCATCTTGTCGTAATCCACCCGGTTGTACTGATAACGGGATGTCCACGTAAAAGTGAGCTGTGCAACGCCTTCGTCTATGATGCGAGACTCCATTTTTCGGATTCGCATGTATTTGCCCGTATTGTGGCCATCCTCATCAATAACAGGGGTGACCATACGAGATTTTCTAATAGTCTGGGCAATGTGTTCAGCAGCGTCAACCGCTTGTTCGTCCGATTTGGCAAATACCTTGATGGCAAGGGAACAGTCTACCCTATACGAACTGATAGAGCTGGGTGCGTCAGCTGAGATGGGCTGAGGGAAATACATGGATGGAAGTATAAAATCCTGCGGCATACGATCCGTATAGACCTGGACGGGATGAATCTTATAACATGCCGACATGATCGATCCAACGTCACTGTTCACCGCGGCCGACCTCCCCGCCTGATGGCGCGCCGACCTCTCGGCAAAGCATCAAGCCATTCCTGCAGACGACGCTCTAAAGATTGCTCAAACAAGCGCTCAAAGATCAGCAATGCCGTATCCCAATAGTGTGTACCCTCTACCCATTGACGCCGTAGCATCATGCCTGTACTCGCTCCTGAATCATATTCAAACTTGTCACCACGCCAACGTCCCGGTACCCATCGTTGTTCCACGCCTTCCTTGGTTGTCCAATGGCCGTCATTAACGAATTGTGCATATTCCAGATTGGTACCAACTTCGAGACGCAGGCCGCCGGCAGACGTAGACCAAACATTTTCGCTGTCACCTTTGTCAAAGCTGTTAAGCAACCGCCGCGTGTCTACCGTCTTTGTCCGGATAATCTCATCCTGGATTAATTCAAGAAACTCAAACCCCATCGCTTCCAGCCAAAGCGCATATTCTCGCTGGAGCCCACCGTTTGCCGCTTGATCCAGTCCGCGGATTAATTCATTTAAACCACGTATTTCTGCCCGGTTACTGCTCATAGATTGCCCCTCCTGGTTGCTGTGACTTCCCAATGATGGCCCCGGAGATCACGGGGAACCTGCAACGTCAGCTCCACACCATTCCAGACCACCTTGTCATTCACTCGAACGTCAACGTCGGGGAGAAAATGAACAAGAAAGGAATGCAGGATCTCGTTGTTCGGCTCAGCCTGATTGATGGTTTGTCCCTTCTCAACGAACCAACATGGTACGTCAGCTGCGTCCGGTACCGATCCATATTTAAGTTCAGCTGCGACCGGTACACCGAAACGTCCAGGTCCTGCGCTTGACTGCATATGGTAAATGTCACATCGATCCTTGAGCATATCCGAATAACTCATAACAATCTCATCCTCATTTTGACGTTACCCTGCACCGGCTGCGTCTTGAATTTACGCAGCATAGCCAGAATGGACGCCTTACTGATAATCTGGCCGTTGTCCAAGGTGTATGAATAACCACCAATGCTTTCAGACTTGATCCCCTTGGCAATTGACTCATCCCCGTTAATCAAGGCATAATACTGCCCCAACTGGACAAGAGCAAGCCGGGCTTCTGGCGGCAGAACGGGGTAAAGGGTCGTATCACTAAAATCATGACCGACCTCTTCAAACACTTCCGTTTCTGCCTGCAGGATGTCCATCTCAAGCAGATGCGACGCCCGTGCCTTGACCTTGGAAAACACCGTGTAATCAATGATTTCCTGCGGTGTGATTAGGGCCATACTGTTTACCCCTGAAGTTTGAGGATTTGCTCAATCAGTTCATCCTCAGTTTTCGCATCTTCCGGATTGCCACCCAGTTCAATCAAGAGGGAAAGTTGTTCGTCTTCCGTCAACTTTTTAAGCTGTGTTTTATTGTATTTTTTGGTTACTTCGGTACCGGTATCAGGAGCAACCTTAACATCTTCCTTTACTTCCTCCAGATCCGCATGTCTATCCAATAGTGAAACTGCTTCATCCTCGTTAACTTCGATCGGCTCGTTGGGATAAAAAAAGCGCCCTCCACCAACGTGAAGCGCGCCCTTTTGTTTCTTATATTGTAAATATGGCATCTTGGGATGCACCTCCAAATTAAGATTCGTTTTTAAATTACAATTTTGTACCAGTCATCCATGCAACCGCATCGATTTCACGTACTACAGCGTCCGCATATGCAAACAAGATGTGATAAGTGGAGTCTTTCACAGCTGCAGTAGAACCCTCAGCTGTACGGTTGTAACGCAATTCACGCGTGAACACCGGCTTCAGGTTGCTCATTGGAGTTAAAGCTGCAAAGCCGCCGCCCAAGTTCTCCACCACTTCGATCGGGAAGCCGCCGATTTCTGTCAGCTTGCCGTTAACCAAAGTTGTATCACCCAAGTTCGTAGGACGTTTCTGGATCAGTGCCACAATTTTTTGATACAAGCGACGACTCATGAACCAAGTTAAATCGGAGAAGTTTAAGTATTTCTCATCCAACACCAAGATATGGTTGATAAAGTCATCAATAGTTGGCTCGGCAGATCCCAAGTCTGTTTTAAAGTCAGAAGTCTTCATCTTTTTAACGAAGCCATCCAAGATAGATAGGAATGGATCGGCAGTAGTCCCATCTTGCAATTTCGCCGCTGTATCCCCGTTAAACATCAGGTCTTGAAGGTCAATACCGAATTGCGTTTGAACAAGATCGATCACTTTGGCTTCCATATCTTCACCACGGGCGTTATCGTTGTACCAAACATCATCATTCTTGATCCATTCATCCCAAAAGACTTTTTTCACCACATAGTCAATCTGACCATTAGTGATTCCACCAACTCCAGTTGGACTCTCATTCCCCGTGTGTTGACGAATACGACGTTTTGATACACCCAATGTATCAATCTTACCTGCAGGCGTATTTTTGTAGAACGGAGCTAATTTTGCCAAGGTCGTTGCTTTACCAACAGTGTCAACCAAAAACGCCTCAGCATCGTTCCGCGGCATAGTAATATTAATCGACTTTTGGATCGATGCGATCCCTTGTGCTTTACTGATAATTGCTTTGTTTTTCAAGTAAATCATCCTCTCTGATTTGTCTGATTAGTTATTGAAATGAGCCATGTAAGAAGGCCCGGCCGACTTATGGATTTCCTGTGTGTCGCCCGCTTCTTCTTGACGAGAGAGTCCGCGTGCCTTCTCGACCGTCTCCAATCGGGATTCAATCGGGGCCAATGCTTCTTTCAGAACGTCCTTCAATTGATCGGCAACAGTACCTCCTGGCTCTGGTGTTGGCGTAGTCCCTTCGGGATTGTCACCTTCACCCTTCTCCAACTTGTCCAATCGATCTGCGAGCGGACCAATTGCGTCCTTAACTATCTGTGCAATGTCTTCTTTCTTCACTTCTTCGTCCTCCTCTGGCTCTTGTTCAGGAGCCGTCTTATTTTTAAGATCGGTCAGCGCAGCAATGGCATCATCGATATGCTTCATGTTGCCGTCAGAAATCTTCTTCCCAGCCTTGGCGATCTGCTCGGGCGGTTGCCCCAACTCTTTTGCAATGTCTTTCACAGTTAAGACTTCCTGAGCGATGGTCACAAAGTCCTGAAGGGCTTCGCGAATCTTCTCAGGATCACTTTCCATTTCTTCTTCGTACCAACCGCCCCAATTGAAAATGACGCTATTCAATGCGTCCTGTGCAGCCCAAAATTCCCGACGACGACGGTCGCGTTCGTACTTTTCTGCAACTTCGCCTTTAGCAATCTTCTCAGTGCTACCAGTGAAAAAAGCCTTCATGGTACGAAAAAAGCCCATGGCTTCGTCATCCGACTTGGCCGCAGGCTCCTGGTCTTGCTTTTCAATTGCTTCTGCAGTGCCGGCCATAGAGTATCCGGTAATTTCACCGCTCTGAATTTGCTCCCAAATCTCTTCACTTGCTTTGGTGACAAGTACCCACGACCCTTTAAGGATCGTCTCACCGTTTAATTCAAAATCTACAGGTGCAATGTAACATTCAACGACATCCCCGACGCCTGGATCGAAATCATGCTGCGTATCCATAACTGCACCTTTGGCAATAGCAAGGTTAGACATAAAACCGTGAACAGCCTTTTCAATCTCAGCTGCAGTCATGATGTCGCCGTGGGTATCCTCGGCATCTGGCTCATAAACAACACCATATACAAGCTTTTTCTCGTCATCTGCTTTAGCGATCAGACGAACTTGCTTCTGAAAATCTGGCTTCTTATCGGACTTTGTAAGGAAGAACCGTTTTTGGTTCGCACCTTTATCCACGTAACTGATGTGCGTGATATCGACATTCTTCAGTTCTCTTGGCATCTTTGTTTTCACCCCCTCTCAGATTTAATCCAATGACAAACAGGCATGTACAAAGCAATGTCACACCCTTCTTCATGGGAATCAGTCCTCCATTTCACTCAATACCTGCTGTCGGATCGCTTCCTTCTCTTCCGGACTCAGGCCTAATATTTTTTTGTCCGTCACAGGAGACATCACGCACTTGCAACCGATACGTTCTCCAGGAGGGAGCTGGGGATCACGAGGGTAATCTCCGCTATGACCATTTACATCAAAAGGATCATCCACAGGAACTTCATCGCCATCCATCTTTACATGAGCTTCGCGGGGATTGTTATTCTTCGATCCGCTGTGCCGCCAACGCTTGGCAACGACAGCAGGGCTTTGCTTGTACGCTTCCCACTGGCTCCGGCTGGATGCTGCCAGTATTTCCGTTTGGGCTGTTACTCGAGCGCGTTCCCGATCAAACTGGGGAAGATCCTTAATCCGCTGAACAGCCACTTGAACCGATTCGCCTTCTTCAACTGCTGTAATCAAAGCTTCTTCCACAGCATTGTGCGAAGTGAGAACCATAATCTTGCCCAGATCCTTACCCCAATCTTTAATCCACTTCGTGGTACGTCCAGACAATGTATTAAAAGCGACATCCTTATCAATTGCCTTCATCATGTCTGCCGCAAGATCGGTAATTGTCGCAGTCAGGAACAGCACTGCCTCTGCGCTAAGCAATGCCGCGAACTCATCGGATGCAAATAAATCCTGTGTAACAAAATTGATGATGTTGTCCAGTGTTTCATCCTTAGCAACGAAGCTGTTTATACCGTTCACAAAATGCTTCCGCTGGCCTCGCAATAACTTGGCAACTGCCGTTTCAAAATCTTCCACATAATCAGGAACCTTTTGGAGTCCGGGAAAATCAGGAACATCTTCAGTCAAGTCGCCTTCCTCGGATTTAACAATGGATGCGATCGATGTGAGTAAACGGTCAATTGGCTCCACTCTGCAATCCCTCCAGTACGTCCCGCAAGTCCTTCAGCACGCTGATGATTTCTGATTGAGACGCTGCCGACTTGGAAAGCGCGATCGGGAACGATCCGTTTGTCGGTTGCTGTCTGAGGGACAAAGGTACATTTGCCGCTTCGTCTTCGAAGTTTTCAACTGTCTTGCCAAGAATCTTGCCTACGTCATCCCTGACATCATTCGGTGATACGCCGCCGATCTGATTATAAACAGTCAGCAGCTTAGCCTTGTCCTCGCTGTCCGAAATGTCCGGACCTTCGAAGAAGACTTCAACATGCTTAAGGTTGTATGGTTCCAGCAAGACATTGTTAATGATGAAAGCGAGACTCTCCCGTTCAGGAACAAAGACCTGTTCCTCAGTGATTTCCCTGGCTTTGTCGGCGGTAGCTCGATTAAAGTCACGACTGCGGCCAACGAAAATATCCGGCAACCTGAATGCAGATTGCTGTTTCATACGGGAATTGTCGTCGTAAGTCTGGAACAAAGCATCACCCTGAAGGATGTCGGCCAACGATTTCATTTCGATATCGACTTTGGTTTTTTCTTCATCGACGACCCCTTCATCCAAGCCTTCTACTTCAAGAATCAGCCATTTGTGTGCATGGTCAACTCCGTTAACGCTGTTCGCATACTCTTCAAGTTGTTTTACACTATCACTTGTAAGCATGCCGTTTTTGACCAGTACAGCCATAGGAATGTGGCGACCTTGATCGAAGTAATTCAGGTTCAGGATTTCCGCCTTACGACTGCCTGACATATGGGGTGACTGGCTAATCCAACGAGGTTCGCCATATGCTCCGCTACCGATTTTCAGGTGTAGAATTTCGTTTGCTTCTTCCTCTGACGGGATATCAGCCCCGTATTGGCCCGTCTTCCAGCTCATCTTACGCGGATCGCCAAAAGCCTTGAACCAAACCTTTGAACCATTGATCTCCTGCAGGTATCTGCGGAACTTCTTACGCCGTTTGAATTGCTTACCATTACGCCACACTACCACTTCCACCGGATCGCCAAGCTTGGATACTTTAATGTACTCAGGCTCCATGTTTTCGGCTTCTGCAGGCATCCCGGTTCCGTCTCGGATAATTTCAATGTACCCGTTCCCTGTTTGCTCTCGATGTACAATCGCATCCGCCCACACATCTTTGAATGGTTTATCGAAGCTGAAAAAACCTAGTATTTCCTCTACCCGTTCCCATTCAACTTTCATTTCATCATTCTCTTTGACTTTGGTGTCATCTTTCTTGTACTTTAGTCCAAAACCAAAACCTGCAACATTTTGTTTGTAGGCTTCAATGCACTGAGGAGCAATAGTACTCTCCTTGCTCATCTCAATCAGGTCTTTCGGGTTGTATGGCGGAATGATCAGGTCGCCGAATGAATTGCCTTCGTCTCTGATCGCTGTTGACGTGCTGCTCTTGCTAACAGACGTCGATTTAATTACCCGTGCGTTGACTGTTCGCATATTATCTCCTTTCTACCGTCGACTTGGTCGTTCGCGTTGTGGCCGTTTTTTCGGCTCGTCTTCCCTTTCTGAGCGCCTTTGTTTCGCACGTTGCATCAGGTAATCTGTATGGATACCATACCGCCGAGCGTCACAAGTATGGTCGTTTTGTTTGATGGGCTTATCTTCACCACGCTGGGCGGCTTTATTATCCCAAATGTAAGAAACCAACTCCTTCAGGGAATTGGTGTTTTCGGCGCAGATATAAAGTTCATCATTTCGAAACCGATTGGATACTGTTTGTATACCATCCAACACAGCATTGACAGCAGCACGTATATGATTGAATGCCCGACGCTTCAGCTCAATGATGAAAGCTTTCGCAGAAGGGTCGATGAAAATCGCGTATTCGTCGCCATCAGCGAAGGCTTGAAGGTCATCAGCATACTCGCTGTTCGTCTTTTCACCATTGACCTTGATGTCGTGATAATACTCGTCCAACTCGTAATAAACATCACCCAGGACACCGTATTTAAGGAACGTTGTCGGGTTATTGGCCCCGTAGTCAATGCAAATGAATTTGCGATCAAACTGTATAGGGAACCACTCACGGGGTTTCTTATGAATTTTGTCGCTGAATTTGGAAAAGATCACACCCTCAGCCATAACCCAAAGGCCAAGAATAAATCGGTCATAGAATATTCCGGTGTACATCCTCCGGTACCGATCACGGACACGCTCGGACAGAGAAAGATTGTCCTCCATGGTGAAGTGAAGATGAACGGCGCGCTTAACGATCAGGTTGTCCAGCCATTCCACCTTAAACCAGTGATACGGTCCTGCAGGGTTGCAGTTAAACCACATCTTTGCATCTTCGACCGAACAACGGGCTGTCGCTTGATCCACGAAGGACTTGGGCATCAAAGCTACTTCATCGAAGAACATCCCCGCCAAAGTGATACCTTGAATCAGTTCCTGCGAACGCTCGTCCTTACCACCAAACAAGAAAAACTGGTTGCTTACGAGTCCGCGGGAGACTGTGAGGACGTTATCTGTCTTATTGTCATGTACCTGGTACCCACGACTGGCCAACATTCGTTTAAGAGGACCCACAACGTTACGGCGAAGCGCACCGATCGTCTTTCCAGACATACCAAATTGCTCAGAGCGGAACGTTTCCGTTGCCCAAACGATGTATGAAAAGGACATGGCCACTGTCTTGCCGGCACGAACCGATCCGTCACAAATAATAGCATCCATTTCATGATGAGGGCTTTCGGGCATCCACCATGTAAGGACTTGAACTTGTTTATCGGAAAACGGCTGCCACTTGAAAGGTGCGGGTTTAAGCTTCAGAACTGCCATTTTTAGCCCACACCTCCGCAGCACGTCCTCTCAGAGCTGCCATGAATCCATCATCCTCAACTTCATCAGGCTCAGATCCACCGCGTTTGATCATCAGCTCATGTTTCAGCATCTCGATCCGAACACGTTTCTCTTCATCCAGCAAACGAGCCTTTAGCTCAATAGCTTTCAGTTTTTTGTCCTGAACGCGGGTCAATGCTTCTTCAAGAGAGATGATGTCATCGATCTGGCGGAAAGTCTTTTCCTCAATCTCGGACTCGACCAGCTCTGTACGAGTATAAGGAACAGTCTTCGTTTTCCCTGAGATCTCATCATGAACCGTCATGGCTTCTTTGATCGATTTGAGCTCATAAAGAACTCGACGTTCCCGCTCAGTAAGGCCATCGGTCAGCCTCTTGATCCTTAGCAACATCCTACGTTCACGGATTTCAAACTTCATGATGGCTTCGTCTGCCTGTTGGATCGGGTCCGTGTCAATGAGATCCACGAGGCCCCGTTCATCATCTTCGAGGGCGTCAAGCCAAATACTTTCATACTCACCTGTCGTTACGGCTTTCTTGTTCCCATAAGGCCCACCGTTGCCGCCTTTATTACCCACAGCACGTTTATTCCCTGGCGGTGCTCCCCCGCGATTCCCGACAGCATTTTTGTTCCCTTTGGGCGCTCCGCGTTTGGTAACGTTACTAATGGTTTCAATGGTAACGTTACTATTCAATTCAGCCGCCCAACCGTCCTGAGACTTCCACTTTCGTATCTGAGTCTCCCCAATAGAAAGAGCGGCGGCGATGTCTTTTAACTTCATCGCCCCGCCGCTCTCCAACCACATCAGTTTAGCCTTATCCCGCTCGGGACTGCGTTCTCTGGCCATCTACATTCATCACCACCCCCAACAAAGAAGAGCCGCGACAGTCAACCGTCACAGCCCCTATTTAACTAAAGTGTATTCAGCTTCAAGGTCAGCTTTATTCATGTGAGATAGCTTTCCTGTTGCATCACGAACAATATAATCCCCTGCCGGCACAACCAAAACTAAATATTGACTGATAATAACACGTAATTGGATTACTCCTGTGGGACTCATCTCCAATGTAATAGGAACTTGAACAAAAGACATGACTTCGTTCATGTGGAGCGGGTCGGATGGCGGATAACCTTGGAACTGTATCGCCTGCACTGTAATGATCTTTTGATAGCTTTTAACGGACATACTTATCACCCTTTCGTTGAAATAGAAAAGACGACCTACATGAGATCGTCCTGTTGAAGCTTGATATCCAGCTCAATCAACCGTTCCAGGTCGGCAACAGTCTGCATCTTTATATGTCCAGCCTGCAGGTCACGGACCCACTGGGCAATGGCAGCTTTAACGATTTTGCGGTATTGCTCTTTGGATTCGAGGATGCCTTCCGCAACTTCGAGTTCATGCTGCATTAAAATTTCATCTGGTGTTCTCATGCGTACCCCTCGGCTTTCCGTGTAAAATGGAATGCGAGATAGCGGCGGTGTCGATAAATGCCGCGCGCGGCGGGCCGCTATCTCAGCCGGGGGATACCCTGGGTTGATGGGAGGACGTTGCTGCGTCCTCCTTTTAATTTTGACTAAACCACTGCAAGTGAATTTGCTCAGCTATACGGTGCATCATGATCGGCGGGACACTCATGCCACATACATACTGGACATTGGCATCCATAAAATCATAATCACTAGGGAATGTTTGCATCCTGATCGCATCCATATCACTTATGTGCTGCGGCACATCATCCCGCAAGAAAACAGATGAGCTGGCGAGAGTGTTGGCCACCTTCTGATTCTTCAATAGAATCGTGTTGAAGTTACTCATCTTCCCTTCTTCACGCTCCGTCACATCCCCCATATTCAAATCAGGAGGACGTTTCTTGTGCCACCGCTGGAATGTCTTACTGTCTGGATTAATTGGCGATCCTTCACCACTTCGGATATCTCCGTACAGTATTGGTGGTTCACTGAATTCCAAGCGTAACGGCGGAAACGGCATGTCCTCACGAACAGCTATGAAGAATACCCGTTCACGCTTCTGTGGGACACCCATCGTGGCAGAGTTAAGAAGAAACAACTGCACCCTGTATCCAATCTCTCGGAAACGGGAAAGCACCATACTCACGAAACCACGGGCTTTGCCGACTAACATACCCCGGACGTTCTCAGCCACGGCTACACGAGGTTGAAGCTTGTTCACAACATGCAGAAACTCAAAAAAAAGGTCATCCAATTGCTGGACGGCCTGCCCTTCGCGAAATGCATATTCCCCTCCCCATTTATCTTCCCTATCACCGGCAATTGAATACACGCTACATGGCGGCGACCCATCCAAGATGTCCAGGGCAAACAACTCTGGCGGGAGATCTGCATCAGGAATATCCTTAAAATCCTGAATAGGCATGAGGAACGGATGAGACGGGTTATGATTCTGCCGATATATCCTCATCATCTGCGGATCGATCTCTACATTACCCAGCATGGTGTATCCTGCCAGCTTGTACCCCATTGTTGAACCACCACCGCAAGAGAAGCAGGAAAACACGGTATGGCCATGTTGCGGTACATACTTCAGATCAGCAAGCTTCCAGTCCCATGATGGCCGTTTCATGATGTACCTCCCTGGTCGAAAAGAAATCCGCACCGCGGGCACTTACAGTCGAAGTTCGATTCGTCGAAGTCGGAAACGTCCAGCTCTTTATTTGTGAAATCACCCAACTGATCCTCAGACGGTTCTTTAAAATCAGCAAGCAGTCTATCAATCTCCGTGTCATCAAAACCAGATAGCGACAGATCAGCACCTGTCGCTTGCAGATCATCAAGCAGGGCGGACAATGCTTCCTCGTCCCAACTACCAGATACCTTGTTCAAAACAATGTTCAGTAGCTTCTCCTGCTGATCGTCGAGATCCACAACCGAAACCTGCAGCTCAGTGTGACCCAGCTCGTTGACCATGATCTTATACCGCTGATGGCCACCGACCATATGCCCTGTGCGTTCGTTCCAAACAATCGGCTCCACATAACCGAATTGCTCTATGCTACGGCGAAGCTTTTCGTATTCAACATCCCCTGGCTGAAGGTCAATCCGGGGGTTATATGCTGCTGCATTAATCTGATCGATTGGTACGATTCTGATGTTCATATCTATCACCTCAAAGTTTTTTTCACTATGACCGCAACTGGAAGATAGGATAAACCGATGGTTAAGCTGACTAAACAATAGGAGGCATTACCACAATGACAATCACTGAAATGATTTATGAACTTACCAAGATTTCACTCGACAAAACAATCCCTGCTATTTGTACTTTATTAGCTGTATCTCTCCCTGTTCATGCGAAAGTCGTGAAAGGAAAGAAACGAAAAAGGCCACGCCGTTAGGCATGACCTCATACATTCTATTACTACCGGTTTCTCAACGCTTCTTCCAAGATTCGAAATAGATTACCGTGGAGTTCTCGAAGAGTATCATTGGTTTTGATATCTTTAATTCTCTTCACGTTAACACCTGTCAATGCAATGCTTCTTGCATTCAAAGCTTCCATGTAGTCATATCCGGGGTTTTGCGATTTAATTCTTTCAATCTCTCTGAAATCTTCATCATCCAAATGCATAGTGTAGCCAGACACTTCCATTTTATCCCTCCTCTCAAAACTATCATACTCAAAGTTTGGGAGTTGAACAAAGGGGATTTGTGTTGAGTTGGTTTCAACGTATGGGTGACACTCATATTCGTGCGTACGCTCACTCAGTGCCTGTTCTCCGCTCTTAAAATGGCCGACCTCTGCAAACGGACGTTCTCATTCTAAGAAGCTCAAGACGGCTCACATTCTGTCATGCGATAGCAAAAGAAAAAGCCGCTCTAAGGCGACTCTTCTTATTTTTTCAAAGTACCGAATGAAAATCCATCGACTGAATTGAGCTTCCCTCTCCAAAGCTTAATAAGATAACTAGTTTCACCCTGAGCGATAACAACGTCCTTCAGATGAATATATTCGGTGATTGCATCGCCGGATGTATCTGAATAATGTGTAGCAGCAAAGCGACGATATAATGAAGCTAATTTAGCTCCATCTTCATTCACACTTTCAAATTCATCTGCGATCGACTCAAAATAATCTTTATTCGAAATTAATAATCCAGAAACAAGTGTCCCTCCAACATTTAAGGTTAACCCTAAAGACAAACTGTCTGCCACTTCCACTAGGGCTACCAATAGAAAATCTTTTTGTAGAGGGGGTACTTCAGTTGTTGATTCATATACTTCACTCATTTTCATTCAACACTCCTAACTCTAAGATAAGGTGCTAGAATATTTTACCTCTTTTGGGCAGACAGGTCTACTACAGAACTGCTTAACCTCATCCCATCTGCCCCATACACAACCTTTGCATTTCTCCGGCTGCTTGTTGGGACGAATACGCTGCTTCTTCCGTCTTCTGCTGCTGATCATATAAACCTCCATTAAAAAAAGCCGATCCAGTGAAGGAACGACTTAATATGTGATATGTATTATTTAGATAATTTTGCTTCGTACACAAGCTGATAATGCGGAATACCTTTATAAACAAATAAGTACATACAAGCGATAGCGAGTATACCAAATACAACGTTAAACGCCTGGCCTCTCAATCTAAAAACATATCTGGCCAACAACCCTGCTACTACTAATGGTAAAGCTATATATAAGACTAATGTTTCTACCATTGCTGCCGACATAGCTTTAAATGTACTTGTTCCTGCTTCTCCGAAAATATCCAGCTCAACACCTCCTACAAGATTAAAAGATTGGCGTCCGTACCGTCCGCAGCAAAAACGCTACGCTCTTTGCTTTAAATGCATACGTTCTATGTTACAAGAGAGGAAGAACAAGACCATTTTACAGATCACATAAAATCTCAGTCAATTCAAGATTCGCTCTCTCACAATCCTATTACTCAAAAATACTTCGAATTCCGGCGACTTACTCACTAATTCAATTTAAGAAGGATAGACAAACAATTGTGCTAATCCAAAAAGTATAAAGCCAACAATAAGTAAAAAGAATCCGCGCTTGGAGAATTTCTTCCGGTTTTCGAATCCTTTGAACATACGATCCTTTTCCTGTTGACTATAAGGGAATCCTGATCTTTCATCCAATCCAATGGTGTCTCGCGCCGCTCCGTGGTAACCGTAAATTGAACCCGCAAGTGAAATCAGAATTCCAAGCATATTGATCCACCAACTAATTAGTGACATGTAAATTCATCTCCTTTATTCAAATCATACCGCAAATAAAGAAGAGATAAAACAGAAAAGGCGAGAAGAGGAACGCCCCAGTCATATGCCGCATGTGCAGCTGTGCGTTTCATTCTCGCCCGATTTCCACAATACAAATATATCACGTCTAAAGTCCAACGAACGGCCATCATGTGGCCATAATCAGGTCAAAAATAGGTCAATACTTTTGCATCAAGCGTCTATTTCGAATTTCAACTATCTTTGCAACATCTCTAAGTTCTTTTTCTTCCTTCTCTTTTAAAGTAGTAGCGATACGTTTTTCTTCTTCTTTCTTTTCTGCAATCATCTTCTCTTGATCAGTATAAGTATTATCTATACATTCTTTTAAACTAATTATCCACTGGTATCTTAGGAAGAAAACTGAGAATCCCAACAGTAACATTCCTATAAGTATTAATAGTACTGTTCCTTGTGCTTCTTGAAGCATCTTCAATTCATTCATGAACTTTACTGCATCCTCTGAGATTGCTTTTGATAAGTACTCTGCCTGTTTATCTACTTCAACTGATTTTATTGCTTCTTTGTATATATACATTCTGGACTCGTGTTCCCAATCTGAGATCTTCAAACTCTGCCCCAAATAAAAAACAGTTGGGGACAAGATAGCTGATAATACAAAAGTAATAATTACCCAAACAAGGTTAATTTGTTTAGCTGTCTCAGCTTGAGCAATAATCCCACTTCTAATGGCACCCAATTCACCTAAATCAGGGTGTGCTTCTTTGATCTTTCTTTTAACTTCAAGTGAAGTGTTTAAACTTATCGCTCCTAAACCTTTGAATAAACTACCTGTTGCACCATGAACCTTTAACAAATAACTGCTTGCACTAAAATGTTTAAATTCCAAATGAATCCCTCCTTTTAAACATATATCGGAAAATAAGGAGAATAGGAATAGGCCGGCATTTAGCCGACCCCAATTTCCTCTATTGATTCAGTGTAAACTTCCATACCTAATGCTGAACCTAAGATATTAAGTCCTTCTGTTTTAATCCTGCGAAATGTGCGATCGCTTAGTCCCAGTTCTCCTGAAATAATTGCGTCATACTCACCTTCGTCATCAAGGTAACTTCTCTGAATGACATCTCTTTGAATTGAAGATAGCCTTTCAAGAGCTAGACCGAGTAAACGATCCATTTCCTTCAGCTCAGCTTCCTTGTCCACGTTGTATACAGCAATTGTTTCTGTTTGCTTGCTGATTGTATTGGTGGACTGATGTTCTCTATATACATACGCCTGCGTGATTGCTGCCTCTCGTCTTATGAAACCAATCTGCCGGTACTGACGAACGGTTTCAATATATTCTTCCACAGCGCGGCGGGTTGCTTTTTCATCGATAGGCAGTATATTAAAAGTCAATTGTAAGTTATTTTTTCGTCTTTTCCCCATTATTACGATCCCCTCACCCGTGGTATAATTTGGTGAGGTAAAAGAGATGAGTCCCCCGCCGTGCCGGCAAGCTTGCGGGGGATATTTGTTATACTGGAATAACTTCGTTGCAAAACTCATCCCACTCCGCTTCACACTCTTCTGCGGACCAGCCGTTTACCAGGTCTTGCGGATATCCATACTCCAAAAGCAATGCCCTAAAATCCCGTTCCAATTTACCACTCACCCCCACGTTTGTAATACTTCCCGTTCCCTTTGCGTTGTTGTGGAGCCGTAACTGACTTCTGCAACTTATCTGGCCGTTTAGGTGGGTGCTCAGCCCCGATAGCCTTCAAGTGCTGTTCGATCTGCTCCGGTGACCACGTTGTCTTTTCAACCTTGCGATAATCTACCATCAGCAGATCCTCCCGGTTCGAATGCCTTCCTGCAGATCAGTAAGCAATTTATATACTGCGGCATCATGTGTTTCCTCAATGCCTTGATCTTGAATCCACTTCATAATTCCTGCCTGAGTTACAACCTTTGGCCGTTTGCCTTTCTTGGTTAATACCAAGGTGCGAACACCACCGGAAGAATTAGTAAGATACCCTTTGCGAATAAGTGAATTGACGTGTGAATGCACCGTTGAAGAAGATGCCAACATAATTCCATCTGCAATTTCCCGAATCGTAGGTGCGTATCCATTATCTTCGATGAAAAATCGAATGAAATCATATACATCTTGTTGCCTACGGCTAAGAGCCTTCTCTAAAGTTGCTCTCGTTGTCATCCTGTTTCCTCCCAATTCCATAAGCTGAGCTGGCCTTTAGCTGGTACCGGCTCCTGCAGCTGAACCACATCGTCAAGTTGCCAAGCAAAGCGTCCGTCACTGTAATCTCCGAAATGGTACTCATCGGGCAATCGAACACCGATCATCTCAGGAGTGCCCCACATCTTTTGAATATTTTGATCGAGACTTGATAGATGGACTGCCGATAATTCAGTATGGTGAAACGGACGACTAATGCTAAACACATCAGTAAGTACCGACTTTGCAATCACTGCCCCTGTTGGCAGTTCGCTCCAATCATTAATACCATGTTTCGATAACACCTCACGGATCTTTGGGATCAAGCACGCCTCTTTATCCACCTTCTGCCCTGCGTGAATAGCAAGTGGTCCGCGGTGCTTTGTCGCCCAGCTCCGTGTCTCAAGTGTTTTCACGCCCAAGGCCACCAGCGTTGTCCAGGGCTGAATGATCGTGACTGTCTTCATATGTCCATCTCCTTAGCCAGTTGAAAGAATTCATCTTTGCTGATTTCAGCCAGCGTTATTGTTGCAAATTTCATTTTTTGACGCTGGTCCTCAATCTTTTGTTCATCATTTGAACGGAAGAGTCCAGATACTTCGCCATCAGGCCCAACAAACTTGAAATATTGATCTGCAGGAATTGTTTCTTCTAGTTCTTCTCTCCTATCATTCAATAGAACATCCACTCTCACTTTGTAATCTTCAGGGGTAGCATCACGATAGTTCGCCGTATCTTCAACATCCTTGAATAAAAGACCACAAGTAATATCTGTGAACAGTTCATACCTAATTAATCCTTCGCGTCTATACACTTTAATTCGATTCTTGTATTTATAAATCTCTTCGATACCTTGTGAATGCCACATCTCTAAAAGCGAGAGTTCTAAACTCTTATTAGCAGTGTTTTGCACCTTTTCAAGTTCATTTTTGTACCAATCACGTTCAATGATAGCCCCTGCCGATTTAGAAGTTTCCTCTAATTTTTGTTTGGTTAGGGTTTCAATAATGCTATCTTTAAGGGTTCCCCGTGACAACAGATTTTTCTTATCCTCAGCCAGATGATTAATCATCAATATGGCATCTGACAGTTCCTTATCTAAACGTTCAACTTCCCCTTGTGTCTCTTCTAGTTCGTCCATTAAAATGTGCGGATATGGCACTCTTGCATTAGCCAGTATTTGTTTAATTTCCATAATCGTTCTCATGACTGTTCACTCTCCGCTTTCTTGTCTTTTGAATTTCGAATCCATGTGAACCAACGGTACCGATCTTCAATCAGATATGACTTGCCTTTAGGCATGAAATTGCTTGGCTCAATCCGTAACTTACCGAAACCTGTTTCCACTGTACCTATCTCCGCCATTTCAGTACCTGCAGCACACACCATTTTGATTTGATCGATGCGGCAACCATCATTGATCAGCGGGGCAAGCTTCTGGTCGATTAACTGAATCACTTTCGGTGAGATGGCCATGTCATCAGCTCCTTTATATCGCTGCCAGCGATGCGTTAACCCGCGTAAGTTATGGCCCTGTTTTGAAACGAAGGCGGATGCCCCATTGCATCACGCACAGGCGGTCCTCACTAATGAATGATTTCTGGTATCTCGTCGGCAACTGGTGCAACCCATACCGGGTTCCAACTGAGCTCGAACGATATGCCTGCCTCGGCTTCTGCAGCTGCCAGCAGGAGAACGTTGCCCATTTCTTCTTGTGCATCTGGTGGAACGGCGTTTCCGATAAACTCCCGTGCTTTGGCATCACTGCATCCTTCGAGCTGAAATGGTCGTCCGTCCGGAAGGAATTGTGGGAAGCTTTGAATCATGGCCAACTCAAACGTCGTAAGCGGTCGGTGCCATGTGCCATCCAAAGAAATGATTGTCCAAACGCCTTGCTCGTTATCTTTGGGAATACGAGGGTCAGCCACGGCAACAGCTGCCGCATGTACGTCCGCGCTACCGATGACCGTTTTGGATGGTTGATCCCATTCCAGAACACCCATCGTGTCAGCACGCGGTGCGCTCTTAATCCGGGGATCGGCAATGACTTTGCCTTTTCCTGCAGACACGCCGCCTGTGGTGACCGTTGGGGAAGTGTTTTCCCAGTCAGATACCCTATAAGCACCGTCATGATATTGTCCCGGCACGTTCGGATCAGCAATGAGCTGCGCGCCGTTCTGTACATCGGTTGATCCTGTAACGGTAGCAGCTGGGCCATCTGCGGACTGCATGCGGAACTGATCCGTGTAACGCCCTGGTCTATTGGGTACGCGTGGATCAGACACGCTGCCAGCAGCTTGCATAATGCGATTGGCTGAACGAACCGTTTTAGCGGTAGTGTCCCAATCCTGCACACCATAGCTGTCCGGGTGCAACTTGGTGTTAACCCGCGGATCAGCAACAGCAATGGCTCCTGATCCAAACCGTGTACCTGTTACGCATGGAGCTGGTTCGTCTGCAGGTACGATTCGGTACACTCCGGGGTGACGCCCTTCCCGGTTGGTGAGATTAGGGTCAGATATATTCGCCGCTCCCTGATTCGGCCCAGCAGATCCAGTAATGCATGTTGCTGGTTCGTTATTGAGCTGAACACGGAACAGATTTGTTTTTCCATCCCCATTGATCTGCAGGCGTGGGTCCGATATGGCCGCTACGCCATTACTCCGTCCAGGTCCCGCCGTGCTTGTAACTGCTCGGCTCGGCTTGTCCCAGTCTGCAACCTCGTAAGCACCGCGGCGCGGTTCATGAACAACTCGAAGGTTTTCCCAGTCAATTTTATTAAGATCACGCCAGTCTCCACCTGCAGGTATTAAGGCCAGCCGCATCCATGTTTTCCATTGAAGACGGGGTAACTTATGCAACGGCCCTCCCGCTACGATGTCACCCGGTTCTGGCAACTCCGCAAGTACGCTGCCGATCGACCGGAGCGGCTTTTTCTCAGGGTAATAAATAACGTTTGGAAGTTGGGCTTCATGTCTGGCCAGAATGAGAAACCGCACACGATTTTGGCCAAGACCGCCAATCTCACCAAGGTTGTGATCCGGACGGATGCTCACCGCATATCCATGTTTTTTAAGCAGCTTCTTGATCTTTGCCAGCAAGTGTTTCCCACGACTGGTGATCCGGGGCACATTTTCGAGTTGGATGATGGCCGGTACCGATCCGCCATATTCCAGACACGCGCGCAACGTCAGCTCCAATCCGTGAACCGTCAAATAGTTAAGTGCTTGGTATTTGTCAGATGCTGCCTTGCCTGCAGGTAGCAATCCACTCAGGCCTTTGCATGGCGGTGACAAGAACAAGAAGAACGGAACTTGTTCTTTAAAGGCCTGCCAGATGTCCCAAGCTGTTGCCTCTTGCCAGTCTTCTGGCGGTTCTTCTCCGTGCCAGGCTTCGTATTGCCACCGTTCGAATAAGTCCATACAGACCGATGTTTCCTCGCCTGTAATCAGATCGTGATTGCGGCACGCCACCGGATCGCTGTCGATCGCGCACAGAACCTTGAACTTGTACAGCTTGCCGCCGTATTCCACTTGGCTACGCATCGCCCCAGCGGTTGCCCCGCCGACTCCAGCAAAGAGGTAGGCAGACGTTTTATATTCAACATTGTTTAGCAATGCATTCATGTGGTTGCCCCTTCCTCACTGAGATCGTTTAACATTTTTGTTTGTTGCAAGGCTCTCAACGGGTGGTGAATCCATTTCCAAAGCGTAAAACTTAGCAGGGGCGTAATGTTTATATTCATCGTTCCAACCAATGTGTAACTCTTTGCCAATAGGTAATTTCAGTCCTTCGAGGTTCTCATCAACCCGTACTCTCCAACCAACCCAGTTGGGAGATTTTCCACTCTCGTCCTTTACGATGGTTACAATAGCTTTGTTGAATGGTTTTTCAATAAGAATGTATTGTTTGCCCACTTCGATTTGGTTCGCATTAAGCTCCATTTGAATGCTCCTCTCATTATCAAATTAGGATCATACATTCTGTTTGATGGGTGTAAGTGATCACCCCGGCCAACGTTCGACCGGGGATGCTACTATTTGAAGGTTTAGACTGCTACTCCATCCTGTATCATTTTAGTGACACGCTTTTTGTACACGTTCAACTTGGAGCTGATTTGTGAACTCGGGACTTTCATTTCCCGAGAGATTTCCAGCCACGTCTTTCCTTCGTTTTTCATTTGCAATAGTGCAGGAAAATCGGCAGGGGAGTCAGCCAACTTGATATCTTCAAAAATTGGACGTTGAGCAAGAATAAACTGTTCAAGTTCTTCCTTACTGATTTCAGCAGCATTATCTTTTTCGGAATCCGTTTGACCATTATCATTCTGATTTGCAGGCGGCTGCTGATCACCTTCTGAATCATCAGAGTTAAATTCCATTTCTCTAGAACCAGACTCATCTCCGCCTTCCTTCATCCAATCCGGAATATCATTGTCGTCGTTATCACCGTAAGGATCATCGTCGCTACCCGGATCATCGCCACCTGTTGGCGGAACAGTAAGTTGTTCTTTCTCATTATCCGATTCCTGACCGTCACCAGTTGGTTGCTCTTGATCAATCGGCGCCTCAGCTGGTCCAAACAACTGAGCTTGATTCTCGTCCTGATCAGGTTCACCTTGACCTTCGATCTTGGTGACTACTCCGGATGAATCTGTTGTCACGCGGCGACCACCGTCATAAGTACGGTACATTGGATCGCGATCCTCTTCATCTTCAAAGTTAAATGAGCCCTGCGGATCTCCGAGGTATACCATCACTTCTTTTTCTTGCATCTTCGCCAGTGATGACAACATCGACTCGACTGCAGCAAGCGGGATGAGCAACTTGATTGTGACCTCCTTCGTTCCAACGCTGATTCCTTTTGCTACCTCTGCCGTAAATTTCACCATATCAATTGTCATGATAAGTCATCTCCCTAAATTTATTTGGATAAGTCCTTGATTTTCACTTCGATTCGTGGTCGGAAACTATATCTTTTTTGGGCAAAAACCTCGACTACTTGGCTATCGTCTTTCCACATAACGCCCTTTAACGCATCCTTAACACCCTTGAGGTAATTGTCCACGTCTGGCTTGCTGACTGGCCTGATCTCCCCTGCCTCAGCCAGTGCCGCCTTTTTCTTGCTGAAAGATTTGGGAATCGGCCTGTACACCGTCAACATCATTCCGAGTGGGCCTAACAGCAACGCATTTGGCGCATGTTCAGCAGCTGCCAATCGGACATAATCCTTGTAGTCCTTCGACTTCTCCGGATCGTACATCCGGACGAATCCGCCCTGCGTTGATGCCCGGGGTCGTCCCTGCGCCACCGGTTCCCCGTAAACTGTAAAGGTAATCATTTGGCTTTCCGCCCTTTCGCACTTATCTTGCGCCGTTGGCGCGCCGGCAGCATGTCCCGCCGAATGACAAAAATCTCAGCCAGTTTCTGACCATCATCACCGCGAACAACGTAACTCAAATGTGTTTGGTGGTGCGGATCAATCAGTTTCCGCATGCTGCACACCTCCGGTACCGACAATTGCATCAAACTCAGCGATCCCTTCACGGAGCTCAGTTTGATCAATTCCCGCAAATTCTGCCTGCAGCTCGTCCCGATTAGGAACATGTCCCGTCCGGAGAAAACGGTGCTTCATGTACTCGTAGACACTCCATCGTGTCAGTTGACTGTCCATCATGCTCCCCGCTGGATGGTACGTTTCTTTAATCCTGACTTGCTAACGAGCACCATTTCAGAAGGGGTCTCCCGAACAACCAGCCAGTTCTCAGGAACAAGCTTCCACGCCTTCATTTCTTCTTTCTGCTTACGCGTTGGCCTTGCCGGCCGTGTTTGTTTGCCCATGTCCGTTCCTCCTTACGCCCATTGGCGTTGTTCAATATTTTTAGGCGCCTGCTGTGGAGGCGTTGGCCCGTATGAATCGTTATGAGTCCGCTCGTAATTCACAAATTTATTGAATTGCTTCAGGAAGACTAGCTCCACTGTTCCAACTGGACCATTACGTTGCTTCCCGATGATGATCTCGATAAGGTTTTTCTTCTCCGACTCCTGGTTGTAGTAGTCGTCCCGGTATAGGAACGATACGATGTCGGCATCTTGTTCAATGGATCCGGATTCCCGTAGATCGGACATCATGGGGCGCTTATCCTGCCGTTGCTCTACTGCCCGGCTGAGCTGAGACAATGCAATAACTGGAACGTCAAGTTCGCGCGCCAAGTGTTTCAACGTTCGGCTAATCATAGACACTTCCTGTTGACGATTCTCGCTAGCTTTACCACGTCCTCCAGCGACTTCGATCAGCTGCAGGTAATCGATCATGATCATTGCCAAGCCCTTTTCCTTTTTGAGACGACGACACTTGGAACATATGTCCTGAATGGTGATCCCTGCCGAATCATCCACGTAGATATTTGTTTCAGCCAAGGTTCCAATAGCTGTGGTCATATTGATCCAGTCCTGATCTTCCATTTCGCCCATCTTCATTGCAGTAGCTTCTACGTTGCCCTCTGAGCTGACCATCCGTTGCGCGAACTGTCCTGCAGACATTTCCAAGCTGAATACTGCTACAGCTTCTTTGGTACTTTTCGCAACGTTTTGAGTGATGTTTAAGGCAAACGCCGTCTTCCCCACGGAAGGACGAGCTGCCACAATGATTAGGTCGCTGCGCTGGAGTCCACCAGTGATACTGTCCAGATCAATAAACCCAGTATGAATACCATTGACAATGCCGTGCTTGACGTTGTATGCACGGGTCTCCACGTCATCGACGAGTTGCATCATGATACCTTTGATTGGCTTGAAGTCCTCTTTAGGCGCTGCACGATCAGCAATCTTTGCTTGAGCCGCCGACGCACTGGCAAGTAACTGTTGAACCTCTGTGCCGGCAATTGCCTGTTCGACTTGCAACAAACTTGTTTGGATGAACTCACGGCTTATTGCCAACTTCTTCAGCTCGCCGAAGTAATAACCTGCATTCGCAGTCGTTGGAACGCCATGAGCGAGTTTAGTCAAATAACTAACATTCCCAACGTCCTCCAACTCGCCTTTAGCCTTCAGCCGAGCCGCTACAGTTGAAAGATCAATCGGTTCTTGAGCATCGGCTAATTCAGTGATAGTACCGAAAATCAGGCGATGTGCCTTGTCGTAAAATGCATCAGATGTGAGAATTTCGAAATGTTCCATGACCTCATCAGCCTTGAGTATCAGTGCACCAAGGGCGGCCTGTTCAAATTCCATACTCACCGGCAGCCTGTCTTCAATCGATCCGAAGCTTTGCAAGTAAATCATCCTTCCATCCGGGCGGCGGCAGTGTAGCCTTCGTCCGACTTACTTCTCGTTGATCAAGATATGCCCTGGTTTCTGCCAGCTCACGTTCTCGCGCTGACTGATCGGCGGCAAATCCTCGTATTTCAGAAATCTTGGGGTAAAAACTGTTAATCTTGATGTGACGCTCGACATTTTGGACAGCTGTTTTAAAGGGAAAGTCCTTCAGTTCCCTGAGATGGCGGTCAACGTTCTCGTCACTGTCGTCGAAATTCGGGTATTCATCGGTGATGACCATGAACAAACGAATAACATCAGCCCTTTCCACGAGCCTCTTCCTCCCTTAGCCGTTGCTGTAGGCTGTCTCTCTTTTGTTGTTGCCTTGATGGTGGTTGGCGCCTACTGCTTGGCGTATACCCTGTTTGAGTCGAACCACCCTTATTTGCCTCAAAGGCAGCGTCTAAAGCTATAGCCGCTTCAAGCGTATAAGCACCCGACCTCAGGTAATCATTCAAAATCTTTGTTATAAGGGTGAACCTGTATCCTGTAGATGCCAATGCGGCTCGTTCCATTGCTCGTATGACCACTGCTTCATCAATCTTGTCTTCGTCGATGTAAACAATGAGTTGTTGTCCTTGGAATGGATTGCACTCGAATCCAAACACTCTCTTGTGAGCTGAGTAAAATGATTCATACTCCGGATCAGGTGGTCGCTCAATTCGAATCTCGTCTGCAGTAGCAGATGATGAAGCAGAAGAAGAAGAAAGAAGAAGATCTTTTAATACAGGGTCTAAAATTTGTTCCACTTTTTGTTCTACTTGCGGAAAGTGGTTTAATTTTTGTTCCACTTTCTCACCTACCCCGTCAAAGTGGTCTAAATTTTGTTCTACTTCCTGCCCTACTTCGTCTGAGTAGCTATCAGAGTGGTTCAAATTTTGTTCCACTCCGACACCCAGCAGGTCGAATTCGATGCTATAATCTCCCTTGGATTGCCCTCTTGGAGGTTGAATGTAACCAATCAATCCTGCATCAACGAGCTTCTTTCGATGAGCATTTAGCGTACCTTTGTTCGTAATTCCCGTTTGAACCATGAGATCCGTATTGGTCATTTTCCATGCCTTACGCCAACCAAGCTTTGCACTGCGTCGCCACAAGGCAACCATTATAGCTATACCTTCAGGCCCAAACTCTTCCGGCCCGCCAATGGCTTCAAATTGTTCCAGAAGCCCGGAAAGGGTCGGTCTGGCTGTCTCGGTCACTTGCGTCTCCCCCTCCCGTAGCAGCCGTGAATTTATTCATTTGCACAAATTAATATCTCTTTACTGCGTGAATCTCGGCATCGAGTTTGCATTTAATTCCATGCGTGGTGAGCATCCCGACTTCTACCCCACTACTCAACTCAGAGACGACAATGTTAATAAAATCCGGCATCTTATCACGTTCTCCTACTATGGCCATTTGAGCACCCAGCGCATATGCCACAGCTCTAAAATATTCAACTGTTGCACCTGGTCCTGCAGTTGTTGCTTCATCAAGTAACTTTTCCATGTTTTCGAAGACATTCAAACTTAACTGTTGTTGACTGCTCACTTTGGTTGCCCCTTCCCTAAACCGATTCGGACTTGCTCTTGTACCCTTGCCCAAGCATCCTCATAAGCGGCGCTTGAATCGTCTCCGTCATGTAACTCCATAACGATGTTTGCTTCCACCTTCACACTTTGGAAATTGCCGAGATTCTTTGTGAAGGAAGCCCCGACAGAGATTTGCTTTACCTTAGGCATTTTCAGTGCCCCTTTCTATGTTGCAAGAATACGTGCGGATACTTGGCCCGCTTGACCTCCCAATCCGGGTACCCGCGTTCAAAGTAAGCCCTTGTTTCCCGTTGAAATGCCGCCTTATCAGTGTCGAACAGCTGCCAGATCCGCTTACCCATCATGCTCTTGAGTAGCGGTTTGCCTGTCAGATCGTCCATACCATCACCTACCCGCTACATATACCAATTTGCCTGTGAGGGCCGCTATTTCGCGCTTGAACAGCGCTTCATCGGAATTGTTGTCCGATAGATGGAGCAAGTGAATCTCTTGCACCCGACGCATGTCGTTGGCTCTGATGAAGTCTTTCACGTTCTCCAGGCTAAAGTGAGAACGGAGCAGACGATTTTTGAGAACCGCCGGCACACGGCCAGCGGCAATATTTTGATTGAGTATATTGATTGAATAGTTGCACTCCACCATGATGTGGGTCAGACCTGTAAACCGATGCTTGATGTAATAAGTGTCTGTCGCGAACAGAAGCTTGTCTCCCGCCGTATTAGCCAGAAGGAAGCCCAAGGGCTCCGCGGCATCATGTTGCACGTCAAACGGTAGAATCGACCATGTGCCTATGGTGAATGGCTCAAGTGCCGATACACGTCGAATACGATGACTGTCTATCCCTAAAGCATCCGCAGTACCGGAACTGGTGTATATGTCCACGCCTGCTTTGATCAGATCCTTGACAGCGCCGCTATGGTCGCCATGTTCATGAGTTACCAAGCATCCGGCCAATGATGAAACCTGGAATGCAAGGCCGCGCTGAATTTCTTTGTAGCGAAGCCCTGCGTCCAGCAGGAGCGGGGTTTTCCCGTCCGTAATGCGGTAGGAATTGCCCGCACTGCTGGAGCCGAGAGAAGTAATCTCAATCATCAGAAACCCGGCCCATCGCTATCAGGCGAACCTTCATTACCAAATTCCATTTCTCGTTGTTCTTCGTGTTGATAGGAATCATTTTGATCATCAGAATTGCCATTCTCTTCAATTGGCTGGCTTGGTGGAGACGGAATGTCAATTGGTTCAGTGTTGGCGCGCTCAGCAATTTCTCGTTGAACTTCGTTGTATGATTCGTCCGTTGCTTCGGTGTATGACAACTCGACAAGCGCATTACCAAAGTCCTTAGGAATTTTCTTTACAACGTTGTTCCGCATCTTCCTGATGAGCATGGACTCGCGACTCTGCGGTTCGCTCCAAGCTGGGCTGATATACTGTTGAAGTTCAGGATCATCTAATGCTGCTATGCCCGCAGTTTTAGCTTTATTGAGGATTTCGGATTTCTTGGCTGCTATTGCTTTGCGTTGATCTGCAGTTGCTTTGTATCGATCAGCGCATACTCCGAATGTTTCATTCATCATGTTGTTGTTCATGTGTGCAAGAAGATTACGAACAACATCGTCTCGTTCCGCTATGTGAAATTCGATTGTTCCGTCATGTTTCATAATGGGATAAACCACCCTAATAACGTCGCCCTTACCTTTTGGTCGCCATGTCGGGGGAACAACGTCGAATCCGGTGTATTCCGGATAAGTAAAGTCATCACCCTCACGCACAAGCCAAAATTGGCCGACCTTCTTAACATCACGTCCGAAGCGGGCAAGAATGGCATCATTGCCATCCCCTTCAATCCCCATCTCGACTTGCTTCTTCCATGTGGTTGTATCCTTGCCATCCACCTTTTTCTTGACGGAGACATTCCGAGTTTGGAAGTAAACCTCCCGCGGACTTGCTGCCGCATTTAGCTTGAGAGAAGCCACTTGAAGCAAGATTTGAGTAATATTACTCTTGTCCAGATCGCTGTCATTCCAACTGATCCCTTTGGAATCCAACGCATTGTTAATCCCTGAAATCGCATTTAGCACACAGGATTTTGCATATTCATCCATCTTTACACCGTTCCCAATGAGTTGCCGCTCGATCATTGGGAAGTAGTTCTCATTTACTTTTGAAAGTGTTGTTGAAAAGTCGCTCAATTAAATCGCCTCCTGAATGTATTAATCACAGTAAGTTCTGTTGCAATGGGGGCACCCAGTAATCAGTTCGGAACCCGCTTTTTCGACAGTAATCCCACTGGTACGAGTACCGCCATTCCAAGCAGGTTTTTCGATTGGAGCGTAAATATTCTGATCACAACTCCAACAACGTCCAGTTTGTGGAGCAAAGTGTGGAGCCTTGTTATCCTCACAGTATTTTTTCTGTGCTTCGATACTTTTAGGGATGTCGTACATTCAAATAACCTCCTGGATGTCGTTATGTTCTAAACGAAGCTTTTTATCGTCCTCAGATACCACCAAACGAATCACTTGGGCATCCGTAGGAATCAATTGCGTTACAGCCTCGGCATTGTCCACGAAGATCGGAGCGCTGAACCCATAGTGCTGTCCCAACGTGTTGATGATGTCTAAGCCGACATTGATGCGGGCAGCATTGTTCAGCCCGCCCTCGTAAGGAACACCGTTATACAACGTCTTACAGACATCCTTCAGGCCGCCATTGATCTGCTCTTCGAACAACCGGAACCGTGCATATTTGAATTTGCTGTTGATCTTGGATTCCAACATGGATACCTTGGAGCGGGTGAATTCTTCCGTAAGGAACAACTCGTGTTCCAGCTTCTCAAACTCTCCCGCAAGCTTCCGTTCTTCCTCGCTCAACTCAGCAATGCGTTTCTCAGTAGCCGCTACGGTCGCCAGCTTTGCTTTATCTGCTTCCAGATCGTCCACTTGAGCACGAATCAGTCTAATCTCTGCTTGCACCTTACCGATCGCATCAGCAGAAGAAGAACGGAGCCGTTCAATTTCAGCACGTACTGTCTCAGCTTCACGTTGTTTAGCCTGGTACTCTTGATCATCAGCAGGATTAGCGACGTTCGATTGCAAGGTTTGCAATGTTGCTTCTGCTGCCATAGCCTCGCTGTGGTTGGCATCAAATTTCTCTTGCTGGATTTTAATGCTTTCTTCCAGATCAAACATAGAGTGTTTCAACGTTCTGACCTCATCAGCAGCCAACTTGCCATCAGCAGATATCCGCTCAAGTCGCTTTGACTTGTTAAGGTTAAAATCTGCCAAGGCTTTTTCCTTAGCAGCTTGCACCTGATCAACAGGAAGTGACTGTCCGCAGGATGGACAATTGTCGTCATGCTCGTGATCATGAACCGGAAACTCCAAGCCATTCGCAGCATGCCATTCCTCACGCAACCGTGTAGCTTGGCTTTCAGCACGAGTAATCTGCCTTTTGTATTGCTCAACTTCACGTTCGGAAGCAGATATCATTACTTTCAAATCAGCAGCTTCCCTACGAAGCTTCACGATATGAGTCTCTTGTTCATTGACCTTCCGCAAACCATCTTCTTGGATGCGATATTTTAATTCAGCCATGTCACTTTGAATTTCCCTCACTCGGAGCTCTTTAGAAGACAACTCACCACCGGATTGTATCCGTTGAAGCTCAGCGGTCTTGGCGTCCGCTCTGCCACGCATCGTATCGATGTCCTCTTGCAACAACTCGGCGTCCAGGTCGGACACATCTGGCATACTGCGGCGGGCTTCATCAATGCGAACCGGAATCTTATCCAGTTCCTTATTGATCTCGGTACGGCGGGCCGCAATTACCTTGCGGTGATCCTCAAGGCTGCGGTCGCCCAGGATGTCTGTCAGCGGCGCAAGTTGCTTATTGCCTGCAATAATCTCTTCATCCGTCATATCCCCACACACATCAAGCAACACCTTACGCCGTGCATCTGGTTTAAGAATCTCGTTAAAGTAAGCAGGATTGGTCAGCAACTTGAAGATATCTTCACTGATCAGTGCATCAATCTCAGCTTTGTATTGACCTTGTTTGACTGGAACACCATCCACGTAATAATCCGTTGTATGCCCCCCAAATTCAGCCGCTGCTTGCCCCCGTTTACGTGTCCACTTCTCAGCGAACACCTTCTTGAAAGAACGGCGGCGCCGATCAACCATCAGGATAGCTTCGACTTCATGTTGCAAGCCGTGTTCAACAACTTTCCCGTTCTCATCCAACCCTTTAATTTCGAAGTCTGTCCGGTTCTGGCTGTCTTTTCCGAACAGTGTCCATACAAACCCATCAAACAAAGTTGTCTTGCCTGTAGCATTGTCCCCGTAAGCGGAAATGTTCTTGCCTGCAGCATCCAATACAAAATCCCGAATACCCTTGAAATTGCGGAGGGTCAGGGATATCAATGTGATCTGTTTCATGCACTTACAACCCCTTTCGATTGAAAGTGTAGGTTGATGGCTTGTGCCATTGCCGCAAGCTGATCATCACCGGCCATAAATTCAACCGATCCAAATGAACCGGAAACGGTGAAGATAGCAGGGGTGTAATGCATCGCTGGTTTAACAGCAGCGTCAATGGTCTGAGCGGATAAGTCGAGAGTGATAGCAGTCGTTTTACTCATAACGTCCTCCTTGTTTGGAACGGCCACCCATGGTAAGATGACCGTGTATCCATATTTAGTTGTGAAAGATCAGTGATGACCGCCTAGCCCGCGGTCATTTTTCGTTTAATTCCTTTTGCAACTCGACAACTTCTTCTTGAATCTTCTCGTGTGCTTCTTCCAACTCTTCTGCTTGATCTCGGATCGCTTCCAGTTGGGTAATCAAATCGTTGAGCTCACCTTCAGTAAATTCCGCTAATCTGCGAAGAATGTAAGGTGTGTTATTAATGGCGTCATTTGTGTCATCTGCCAAACTACTAAGCAGGTTTAGAACCTTACTCACCGATTCGTGAAGTACCATATACTTGATTCCTCCCTTCATATGTATTGCGGTTACCCGCGACCATCGCCCCAAAGGGCTAGGTTTCGTCAGCTCCGCAGCGGACTCATCAGGCGGTAATTTGTTCTATTGCTATCACTGCACGGACCATGTACTCCGTTGGCAATTCTCTCAGACTAGTAGCTGCATTTTGCCAATTCAGGAACACATTCGATTGCTCAATTCGATAAGCATCAATGTTTCCAGCCGCTTCAATCGCTGGAACCGCGCTGCTGGCTCTCAAAGCGAGTGTAGAAGAAACATAATTGTCGATAATCTGACGTGCCAATTGGTCACTCATACCGATTCCCCCTTGCGCTTTTGCTCGGGAGACGATAAAATGAGCACCAGAAGAGACTTTAAACGAGTTCTCAGACCAAGTGTCCGCCGTGCCAGGCGGGCATTTTTCATTTCTACTTCCGCAAATCGAATCATCAGATTAAGATATCCCTCTGCGTTCTCCATTCGTCCAGGCAACATTCTGTCAGGTTCGTTCTGTATCAGTCGTAAGTTATGTAAAGAATGTTTCCCAGCTCGTAGCGCTTCAGCTGCCAATTGTTCACGAGTCATTCGTTTATCCCCCTATCAATCTTTGAATCATGCCGATCCCGTCCATGCCGTACAAAAATGTGACTATGACTTCCCTGGCTCCTGTAACCTCAGCCCAGTTCAACATTGTGTTCATATCTGGTACCTTGTGGTCCTTTTCAAATTTTGAAACGCAAGCCTGCGTACGATTCAGCTTGTCCGCTAATTGTTCTTGGGTAAGACCAGCCTTTTCTCTGCAAGCCCGCATGATTGCCCCAAACTTCATTTCCAACCAAGTTCACCTCCCCTCGAATTATTCCAAATTGGAATGGGAATACTGTTAACAACGGATTATGATTATTTCAAGAGCTACCCCGCTCATGATCCCTTCATCTCCCGCCAGCCGGTACAGCTCGGCGGGTTTCTTGTATCTTATGGAGTTGATCCTCTGCTTCACGTTTTAAGGATTTCAACTCTCTTTGAGAAATAAGATGTGGATTTTTGCACTGACGTTCAAGTGACAACGTGTGATCGATAGCCTGATCAATTGTCATTTTGCCAACATGAACTCGGATGGCGACAGCGGATATAAAGCATGCTCGGGATGTGGATTTGATCCAATGAAATTTCATTCCACTCACCTCTTAGCAGATTTTTTAGAGTTGAGTTTTTCTTTGTTGGCTTTAATCTCACGACAAGCACGTTCAAGGAGTTCGCGATCAAATACGCCAGTGTCAATGACAACCTTGTTCAAAATCGTTCCAGAAGTAGTTTTCATTAGCTCACCCCTTCAACGTTCCGTTTAGGAACTTTTGAGTCAAAAAAAAGAGCATCAACTTTAGCGCCAAGAGCATCAGCTATTCTTTTCATAACCTTTAGTGATGGATCTTTGCGATTTGCCTCAATGTTACTGTAGTATGCTCGTGATATTTCTGCTTTTGTTGCGACTTGTTCATGGGTAAGCCCTAGTTTTACACGCTTTTTAATAAGTTCATTTCTCATATTAGGTTCACCTCGTTCCGTTCCGTTTAGGAACATCTTATAAATTGGATTATAGTTCCTAAACGGAACTATGTCAATACATTTGTTCCTTTAATCTACGTTTCTTTTAGGAACAGAAAACTATAAAATAAACTTATAATGTTCCGGTGGTGATACAGTGGCAACCTTTTCAAAGCGTCTGAAGGAGTTAAGGGAAGAAAAAGGATGGAGTCAAGATCAATTGGCTGAACTTTTGGGTGTTCAACGGCCAACAGTGGCAGGGTACGAGTCAAAGAGTAAAAATAGAATTCCTCGAGATAAAACTTTGATGAAGATTGCTGAGCTCTTCAATACTTCAACAGATTATCTTTTAGGAAGATCAGATGAAAGAAATTATACAAAATTCAGTGGCAAAAAGGATTTGCCTCAGCAAGTAACAGAAAAAATTATAGGGGATCTAGTTAAAAAGTATAACTTGGATTTGACTGATCCCACCACAGCTGAGAAGTTAGAAACTATGATCAAGTTGGTGTATAAGGATCTTTAACATTAATTAGTTCTTCTTCAATTCTTAATTTGATGTAATTGTAAATTTCATTTTCATCTACATCATGCAATTGCTTTATTGTTGAAATGATCTGCTTCAATTCATCACTCATGATGTCACTTCCGTTCTTAATTTCTCTCCTAAAATGCGAACAAACGTTTCTCTTTAGCAATATACTAACATGTGTTCGCATGTTTGGTAAATCTATTACATTATTTTCTTAGCAAATTTTAAAGGAGTAGCGCGATGCGGTATGAACCGGATCGTTGCCAACTCAAGAAACTCTACAAGGAAACTGGCATAACTCAAAGGATGGTTCACATAATCACTGGAATACCTGAGAGTCAGTTAAGTGATTATGCACACAATCGAACCATAATGGGTTATGCCACAGCCGTAACCATCGCTAAAGCAATGAATCTTGAGAATAACGAACGGCTCTATACATGGCGAAAGATTGTAGAATCTTGAATTGGTATTAGGAGGTATCACCTCCCGATCCTGTTCAAAACTTCAAGATTTCTTGAAGTAGACTTCACGCTTATCTGCTACCTTTTATATAGATCACTCCTAACCTGTAACAACTCGTGTCATAATTCTATAGTCCTGATATTACCATCACCAATGTGCAAATACTGTCGAAAAAAAATTGACCAGTTACCCCCCGTAACTGGTCAAAGGCCCTTGAATTTATGGGCGTTTCGACGCGATACTTTTATTCCTTCAGTTTTACGTAATTTGTCGAAATATAGTGTTCGACTTTGTTCACAAAACGTCCATACTTTCTCAATGCTCACGATTGATGAGTTTGATGCTTTTTCAAAGCCAAACGGTGTAAACAAGCGTTCGTATTCTTGTAAACTTCTTAACGGTCTGCCACGTCTGGTGCGTGTACGTATTTCAATTTCATCACCCTGCACCACGACGGCCACTATCTCATCAAAACCGATAATAATAATATTGCCCCTTGGGCTAATAATTGGTAGCAACTCCATCACCTCGTGTTCCTATAATTAACCGGGTGAGAATTACATATACAGAAAGGAAATAGAAAATGAAAAAAACAGTTGTATTGCTCCTATCTCTGATACTCTTAGCCGGCTGTAACCAATCAACGAACAAGGACAATACAGACACTACAAGCAGCTCGACTAAACAAGAGACATCAACAGAAGCAGTAACCACCAACCTTGCAGAAACTCCAAGTGAAAGTAGTGAAGATGATCGTCCGGCCTTCGGAATGCTCAAAGAAGACCAAGGTAAACTCCCCCCGGTGGTCGACGGGGTTCTTACTGTACCAGGTCAAACCACAAAATTTGATTATGGTGGTGAAATGGAACTTTTAAAGATAGCAGATGGTGGTCAGTATTGGTTGGGCCCATTGGCAGTACAAGTAAATGATATCAAACTATTCAAAGTTACTGGTCTCCCCGAAGAAGCTCAAAATAAAATATCACGCATTTCAGGCAAAAAAGTGGGAGACGAATTCCAATATGTGCAAATCAGTTACGTTGTTGGTAATACATCAAAAGATAATATCCAATTCTTCGGTCTAGAAACTGTAGTCCTCGGAAAAAGCGAACAGATCATGACAACCCGGAATATATTCAAAGATTCGTTCGATTCTGATGTTTTTTATGGAGAATCTCAGCAATCGGGGCTCGCCACTCTTGTTTTTGACAAAGATGCTTCGTTGATAAATGAAATAAAACTTATCTTTAGTTCCGTTTGGAAAGCTGATGATTTAAGCCAAATTGAAAGTAGTGGGGAAGTCACAATAAAGTTCGAATAATTTCTAGCCCTTCGGGGCTTTTCTTTCACATCAATAACCGAACATATATTCTGAATGGAGTGTTTTACATGAAAGCAGCCTTATACATCCGTGTCAGTACCGACCGGCAAAATGAAGAAGGATTTTCCATGGAAGCTCAGCATGATATTCTCATGGAGCTACTTGAAAAGAAGGGGATGGAGTTGTACCGTGTTTATTCTGATCCCGGCATAAGCGGACGAACAATCAAAAAGAGGCCTGGCATACAACGGCTTATTGCTGATATGAAGGAAGGAAAGTTTGATGCAGTTCTGGTCCATAAGTTGGATCGTTTGAGTCGGAACCTAGGCGATCTATATGAATTCATTGCACTAATAAACAAGTTGAACAAACGGTTCGTCATAGCTTCTCTTGGGAGCGAAGAAATTGACACACAATCTCCGATGGGCAAAGCATTCCTTTATTTTAATGGTATCTTTGCCGAAATTTATTCCGATAACCTGCGTGAAGAAACTTTGAAGGGTCTAACTAAAAAGATGAAAAACGGCGGGCTGCATATGTCAAAGGCTCCCTTAGGATATGACATTGAAGTCATAGATGATGAACGCAAGCTTGTTATCAATGAATATGAAGCTGGGCTAATCAAAGAAGTATTTCGAATGTACCTTTCAGGCAAGGGGGTTGTGTCCATAGCAAAGCATATGAATGGCCACAGCCGAGGTAAAGAAGGTGGAGTATGGGACAGTAAATATGTAAGGATCGTATTGCAGAATCATACGTATACAGGGCACAACCATTTTAAACCTGTGCTATGGGAAGAAAGCAAACGAATCATTACACCTGGAGAACATGAGCCGATCATATCGATGGAAGACTTTTTAAAGGTCCGTAAGATGATGGAACGACGCGGAGAAGGTCACATGGCTAAACATAGTTATGATTACCCTTATGGAGGAATCGTTAAATGTGGGTTATGTGGAGCGACGTACATTGGCAATGCATCGAGACAGACACTTGCAGGGGGAACAGTCAGGGTGTACAGGAGTTACCGATGCCGGAACCAGTATTCAAACAAAACTTGTGACGCACCAGGAATATCCGAACATCAACTGCAGCAGCTCATCTTTGAGAAACTGCAAATCACTAATAAAAAGCTTCAGGATAAAAAAACAAGCGCACAAGCTAAAAGTGATCAGCGTTTGCTGCAGAAGGAGATAGAAGTATCCAATCGCCGTCGGAAGAACTGGATGCTTGCATTGGGAGACGGCAAACTCTCTGCTGATGATTATGCAAACCTTATCGATGAGGAAGAAGCAAGGATGAAAGCAATTACTGCTCAATACGAAGAAAAAGAGGACTATTACATCAACGAGCTGTCGACTGAGGAAATAAAAGAGATGATGGCCAACTTGAAAGAGAACTGGGTACTGATCGAACCAGAAACACAAAAATTGCTTGTTCAATCTATGTTCCGTCAAATTGTAATAAAAAAAGAATCAGCTCGGTGGACCATCCCTCAGATGCTCACCGTCTGA